CTATGCTTGATCGTTTACTTCATCATTCGCATGTACTGCAATTAAGCGGTGAAAGCTACCGATTGAAAGATAAGCGGCGCTCAGGAGCAATAACTGAGTAAAATAGTGGATCAATTTTGATTGATCGGATTTAGATAAAAAGTGGATCAGTTTTCGGTGATCGTTGACAATCTGACCAACAATGAGTTCGAAGGCGAACGCTGCGCTGATAAAAAGTAACGTAGTGATTAATAATTTGATGATGTTAAGTTTCATGGTTGAACCTTTGTAAAATTAGCTTATTTCTTAACGCAAATCGCTTTGGCATCTATATCTTTGAAAGTTTCCAATTCACGCTGAAATTGTTTAGCGGCGAATTGGCACATATTTTCAGTGTCGAATTCCTGAGTATGAACACTTGCAAAGTCACTTGAGGCATAAGGGCTGGCGTACATGGCTAAGATTAAAATCCACATGGTGAATTCTCCATTGTTAATGAGAATGGTAATGCTAATGATAACTATTTGATATTAATATATAAATTTTTGTAAATTTAAGGTTGATTCTTTATTTCTCTTCTATGCTTATTGCAGATGGTAATTTTTATTCCTTTCACGTTTTTTCGTGATTAAACTCATTTTCTCCTGGTTTAAGTCGTCGCCAACTTGTTTGAGTTGGCATTTTTTTATTTCCTTCTCATCGCTTCCAGTAATAAATCCTGTATTGCCCGTTTTGAATTACGGCGCGCCATCACCACTTCATCGAGGGTATCTTTAGCGACTATATGGTGGACAAAGACAGGACGATTATGTCCAGCTTGCGCTTGACGGGTGGGGCCGATACGTTCGATAATTTGCTGGTACTGCTCCAAGTCCCACCAGTGGGAGAAAAAAACCAGAATATTACCGCCGTCCTGTAAATTTAAGCCGTGTCCACAGCTTGCAGGATGGGCAAAGAGCATCGGGATTTTGCCATTATTCCAGTCCGTAAGGGTTTGTGGGTTAGCGTCTAACATTTTGCCTTTTGGAAATGCTTTTAACAGTCTTTCAAGATCATGTTTCCAGTGGTAAGCAACCAGTACAGGCATTCCTCCGGCTTCATTGACAATACTTTCCAGCGCCTGGATTTTGGCATCGTGTATTTCTGTCCAGTTGTGATTGTCATCGCTATAAATAGCGCCTGCTGCAATTTGCAAACATTTTATTGTTTTGGCAGCAGCATTTAACGCTTCGATAGCGCTATCGCCCAACTCAAGAAACAGTTCTTTTTCCATCGCCTGATAGTGCGCTCGTGCTTTTACAGGTAACGTAATGTTGATAACGTTGTGTATCGGTTCATCGATATCAAACCAGTCAGCGGCGTTAAGGGATAAGGTGACATCCCTGAGAGCTGCCTGAATTTGTAGATTAGCAAATCCTAAAGGCTCAAATTTGCTCCATTGTTGCCCAGGAAATTGGATACGATTAAACCAGCGAGACGTAAACGCATTATGCGTTCTGCCTAGCCGTTCGCCCTGGTCAACAAACCACGCTTGCCCCCATAAGTCCATCAGGCCATTGGGTGAAGGTGTGCCTGTTAGGTTTACCCATCGATGAACCGATTTATGGGCGATTTTGGCAAGGGCTGCGGTGCGTTTACCCCCTTTGCGTAGCCGGAATGATTTTAACCGAGTGCTCTCATCGGCAATAATCGTACCAAAAGGCCAATTTTCTCCGAGGATGTCAACCAGCCAGACGAGATTGTCATAATTGATAGTAAATACGCTGGCATGGGTATTTTTGAGTGCTGCCATTCGTGATTTGGTGGGGCCAATGATGGGTTGCACTTCGATATTATGGAGATGGTTCCATTTAAGCACTTCATCCGGCCAGGTGGATTGGGCTACCCGTAAAGGGGCTAATACCAATGTGGGTTTGGTTTCACTGCCTGCAAGATAGAGATTTTCTAAAGCTGTCAGTGTGGCTGCTGTTTTGCCCATCCCCATTCCCGCCCATACATTTGAGCGTTTGATATCGAGTAGGTGATTGATAATGAGGTTTTGGTAAGGTCGAGGGGCAAAGGTTTTAGCGATTGTCTTTTGTTCAGGCGACAATCTGGATAGTTTTGTCATGGGTATGTAATCCGTTCCAGTTCTTTTTCATGGGGAGTTTGTCAGCCAGATACTGGTCATAAAGTCGCTGTGCCCCCTTTCTCAGCAAAACAGGGCGATAGCTAATGAAACTATTCGCACCATGAGGGCTTATTTCGTTTTGCTTTTCGGTTAAATATTTATCCCGAGCGGTAGCGGCAACACGCCAGCGTAAATTGTTACCGGACTTACTTTCGTTATAGAGCCATTTAAGTCCTGCCAGAAAATGATTTATCTGCTGACTGTTTACCCCGTTAAGCATTTTGCTAAATTGGGTAGGGGTCATACCTTCTTTGAAGAGATTTTTAAGACAATCGTTTTCGGTTTCAAGTTGTTGAACCTGTACACCTAATAATTGAACTTTTTTATGCTGAGCAGCCCATGCGATTGCTGATTCAGTAGGGTCAAGGAAATTAGGTAAGCCTAAAGTTGTTGGGTCATTCGGTAGTAATTTTTGATTAAAGTAAGCAGATTCCATTTTTTCAAAGAAAGACCAGGCTTCATCGGTATCAACAATTTTTGACATGCGAGCTGCGCCTTTTTCTGTATATAAGGTAATAGCCCGTGCTTTGTTCGAAATTTGTGCGTAAATATTATTTACTCGCAAATGTGCTAGCGCTTCCCCCGTAACATTGAAATAGTGAATACCTTCAATAAAACGAGATTTATTATTAGATAAATTCATTCTGATATTTGAGGCTTCAGTGCCATAACCAGAAGCGAGAGTTTCAGTCGTCACAACACGAACATTTTGCCACTCAATAACGGGTAATTGATTTGAATCGATAGTAATTAATTCAGTTTTCATCGTGATTGTCCTCTAGTGAGTTGTGTATGATGTAGGTTGAGTTACAAAGAGCTTAAGACCGTCGATAATCACTTCATCGATAAAGTTTTGTATCCATTTTTCATCTGCTTGTTGTTGTTCTTTTGCATCGTTAGCATTGTAAAAAAACCAGACGGGTAAAAATCCTTCACCTGGCTTTTCTTGCATGATTGGATTTTCAATTTGATGGGCAAGTAGGTTTTCAATAACCTCTCTGTCTAATTCGATCGAAACATTGTGATATGTGAACAAGTAGTTACCATTTGAACTAAAACCAAAGCGTTCATAACAAGAAAGAAGGTAACGGGAAGCAAAGATACTTCGCTTTGTTTTCACCATATATTCTGCAAATTCCATTTGTTCTGTTTTTGTGAGTTTTTTATTTTTATTAAAGCGCTCAGTCTCGAGTAACCATTTAGGGCAATCAGGGGCGATATTTTTCAATTTCTCAATAATTTGCTCATCGGTTAAATCTTGCATATAAAAATTCCTCAATAGTTAAATTGATGAAAAATTGCCCCTATAAAAAGGGGCGTTAAGATTAATTAGTGGCGTTCTAAGAAATGGGTCAATTCACCTTCGTACCAGTGATCGGTGCGTGCGGTGATTATTCCGATTTGTTGATGGTGGAAATGTTCAAAAAGCTGTTTGATCTCCGCTAACATGGTATCGATACAAAAAAAACTTCAGGGGAAAATCGGCGTTGAATATAAAATTTGATTAAAAATCTATAACATCAAAATCATCAATAATATTTCTAACCGTTCTTGCGATAAAAAGCCCTATTATTTGAACATCTGGAATATGTTGCTTAATAACGGTTTTCATCGCCTTATAGTGACTACCAGCGGTTAAAATATCATCAAAAATAATTATAGTAGATCTAATATCATTGGCTAAAGAGCCATGGAATTCATAATTATTTGCTAATTCTTCACAAGATGGTCTATTTGAAGAATTATGTGATGCTGTTAAGGTTTCTCTTTGTGTTATTAGCTCTCTAAAGTCAACAGTGGAATTTATTTTTTTACATTCATCAAGGATGTTAATTAATCTATCATCATATTTGGGATCTAATTTACATCTAGATGGTGGGACAGGTACAACTGTACATTTAAGCAAATAATCACGATATTCAGATAAAAAAGAAGCTATTTGTTTAATCGCTCTTTTCTTGTATTTATATTCAGGTTTATCTTTTTTTAAAACATCCTTTTTTAAATTAAGAATCAAATTGTTAGTATTACTGAAAGCAAATCCTTTTTCCGCTGTATACTCTCCAAAATAAAGACAGATATCATCTTCAGTTAAATGAAAATGATGACCAAGAGTAAGCTCATCTATCTTTTGTAATAGAAATGTCACAGATTATCCTTAATATCTTGGTAGTTCTTAACTCTAATTGCACCACGAGCTTCATATTTTTCAGGCCAAGATATTGTACTATTTTTGAAACAGCTATCCAGTATAAATAATTTTCTACCCTGATCCAAAGCTGCTCTGGCTTGAGTCAAAGTTCCTGACGTATCGGATGCTTCTACAATAATTGTCGCTTCCGATAAAGCAGACATAGTAGCATTGCGCTCAGGAAAAAATAATCTATTAGTACGATAATCTTGATCTAGATAACGTTTGAACGGTACCTGACTGATCAATAAATAATTTTCTCTAATCCGTTGTTGTAACTCAATATTCTGTTTTGGATAAAAATGTGATAACGGCGTGCCAATAACTGCTATAGTATTCCCTCCAGCATCCAATGCTGTTCTATGAGCCTCAGTATCAACACCTTCAGCAAGACCGGAAACTATGGTAAAATTATCTTCTATAAGGCATTTAACAAGCTTTCTTGTTCTTTTCTTACCTTCTTCAGATACCCTACGAGAGCCAACAACTGCAACGCTGCGAGTATTTATTAGATCCCACCATCCCTGATAATAAAAAACTTCTATCGGATGTTTAGCATCCCTTAATTTCTCGGGATATTCATTAGCTCCATGTATTCTAATTCCAAAATGCTTAACCTGAAATCGGTCAAAAATATCTTTTAAGATCTCCTTAAATTCTTTTCTTACATTCTCAGTAACCATTCTTGATGGAATGGTATCAGGATATTTTCTAAATCTGTCTGCAATAGACCTGAATGTAGCTCCATTTTCAGACCACAAAGCTTCATAAGCTGCCATTTCTTCAAAAGGAGATATGACATGATCAAAAGAATCTAACGAACTGAAATTAAGCTGCATGTGTAACTGCTCTCCTTATGCAAAAATAATTAACTAAAAAATAATAAAAATATGTGGATTCTACAAGAAATAAATTGTTTTTAAGGTATCAATCCACAACAGGTAAGATGCTGCTTAAATCCTGACTGTCCAGTACGATGACCTGATGGCCTAGGGCAAAAAGCCGTGCGTGTTCGCGTAATTGGTAGGGGGTAGGTTTTTCGCCTGGGGCTTTACATTCCACAAAAATAATGTTGCCATTGGGCAGGGCGACTAATCGGTCAGGTACGCCTCGTCGCCCAGGCGAAACAAATTTATAGGCAATGCCACCGATTTTTTGCACTTCACGCACCAAATGTTTTTCGATACTCTCTTCCCTAATTAACCGCATGGATACTTCCTTTTTATGTCTTCCCGTTTTATTTGCATAATGCAAAAATCGGCGCGGTTCTCACTCCAGATACGGTTATTGCGATTGCGCGCCAATCGGTTTGCCTGTGCCCATGCGCGCGCTGCTTCATGGTATTGCCCTGACTGCTCAAGGTGTACCGCGTCCTGTGCAGCCTTAAAATAAAGGGGGCTGTCGTTTTTTCTAAAGGCCATGATGTTTATTTTATCCTGTGTATTATTTATTCCTTGCGATAGCGATAAGTCTCAAACCCCGCTGCACTAAGCGGTAAATCAAAAGCCCAGTCAGGCTTGGCACTTAACAGTGCGCTTAACCCCTCAGCGGAAAATTGTGGGGGTATCGGGCGCTTCGCTGATAATCTCATCGTGGACGGTTAGGACAATCTCATAACCCGCCTTTTCAATAGGCGGCATGTTATAGGCTAATACATCGCGTGCAGCGGCCTGACAGATATTTTCTGTAATTTTCCCCCCGTAGGTTTTTAGCCTTTCCCATTTACGGCTGTAGGGGTTAGTCCCCATGTAGGTAATCTGTCCATTCTCTATTCGCGCAGAAGGGTAACAAAGACTCCGTCCTGATGGTAGACAAATCCTAAGCCAACCTTTATTTCGCCGGACGTTAAGTTTACGGCACTTAAACGGTATCTCAGGTGATTGAATGGCCTTTTTTACGGCGTCTTCAATATCGTACCAGAATGATACGGTTTGTGGATGGGCATTGCGCCACATGCGCTTAAGGGCATCGCAGGTAACAAAGACTTTTTCGCTCAGGCCATAAGTTTTATCTGTTTCAACAGATTTTTGATACCAGCGTATCGCCTCTCGTTTAACGTCAGGCGGGATGTTAGGTAATGCCGCTTCCGCCAGTTCCGCTAAGTCAAGGCCATAGGCGAGGGCAAATGTCAAAAATGCCGCAACCCCACCGCCATAGCCTAATCCAAGCTCCATCACCTTACCGATTTGTCGTTGAGCTTTAGTGACGTTTTTAGGTAATAGATTAAACGCGCGCGCATAGGCGAGTTTATAGAGGTCATCGCCTTTGCCGTTATCGAACTCGCTAAAAGCTTTGACTTTCCAGTTTTCGCCCGCCAGCCATGCCAACATGCGACCTTCAATATTGGATAAATCGGAAATAACCAGCTTCTTACCCTGCGGGGCAATAATACATCCTCTAAGCGCAGAACTGGTCAGTTGCATAATGTCATCGCAAATCAGCTCGGCGCAACCCGCTTTTAACGCTTCAACCCCCTCATCAATGGTTTTTTGGTCAAGCGTGGGTCTGGGGAGATTATCCGGTTGAAAAATCCGCCCCGCCCATCGTCCAGTACGTGAAGCGCCACAAAACTGTTTGGTTCCTCGAAGTCGTCCATCTACACTCACCGATTTCAACAGCGCTTTATATTTACTGGTGCTGGTTGTGCACGATTGCAGACGGACTGACAGCAGTTCACGTAAAGCCCGTGGAATATCAGGGTCATTAACGCGTCGCTGTAGCGTGCTGGCTTGCATATCCGGTAACGTGATGCCAAATGCCGAGGCAATATGCTGTAATAGTGCATCACGTTGGGTTGCGGACTGTACGGTGTTATCCGTTAATTGCCGGGTGACGGCTGATAACCGCTTTTGCTCGTTTTCAACGGCGGTTAAGGCGCTTTTGGCCAACTCAACGTCCATACCCATTCCACGGCGATTAATCTTTTGGTCTAACTGCCATAATTGGGTTTCGTCCACACTCATATTCCAACGCGGTAAATGCTGATAAATCTCACGCATGGCTAAAATATCAGAACCTGCGTATTGCTTAAAACGTTGCCATTCTTCGAAATGTGTTAACACCGTGGCGCGTTGTATTTTGCTGTTTTTAGGGCGCGGTTTGCAAAATAGCTGTATGAGCGCTTTACCTTCTTTATCTTTGGCTTTATCGCTATTGACGTTGAAGATATCGCAAAGCGAACCCAGTGCGCCAGGTAAGCCATGTGCCAGTGCTTGCACCAGCGTATCGTGAACGCGGGATAAGGGTAAGTCGATATTTAACACTTTGCTTAAAATCACCGTATCAAACATCCCCCCATTATGCCAAACGGTTAAAATTTCAGGGTCATCGAGGTAGGCTTTTAAATCCTTTGGCATCGTTTTATCTTCAGTCACATCCCAAACCTTTACGGGTTCATGATTGTACGCATACGCAAAAAGTAATATTTCTGCATTTTCAGCATAGCGATGTGTGCCACAATTAATCGGAATATCGCTGTAGGTTTCTAAATCGCAAAATAGTAAATTTTGCATGTAAAAATTCCTCAATACTTAAATTGATGAAAGATTGCCTCATTTTACATATGTGTTAAGATTTCATACTAGGGGTATTAGTGAACGAGATGATTTATTAAAAAACCACGCTTAATTGTAAAAATTAAATTGTAATGGTGATATATATATATATATGAAAACGTGTGACGTACTGACAAAGCACCTCATCTCATTTATTCAAAGACAAAAAGATTATTGGCATATAAAAGATATTCAATCACGTTTTATCTATGCTAATAGTTCAGCTTTTATTCTTTCTGGTTTACCGTTCAACTTCGATATTGAAGGTAAATTAAACTCTGAATGTCCTTTATTATGGATTGAATGTGATAAAATTCGTAATTATTTTCCTCAAAAAATCATTTGGGAGCCTGGTAAGTCAATATTTAGTATTTTTTCTTTCCATGAAAGAAAAAAGAAAATACTTCAATCCGGTTTTGTTAAAAAATTTCCCTATTACAATCAGAATGAAATTGTGGGTACTATTTGTCATGGAAGACTAATTGACCCTTTATTGGTATCAAGGTATTTATTTAAACCATCTAATGCGCCTTCTTTTTTAACCAATCACCCACCAAATAATTTATTTACGACTGAAGAACTGAATGTACTCTTTTTCGCGATGAAACTATTCACTAATCAAGAAATCGCATTGCGATTAGGTACCTATTGTTGTGTTGTAGAGCAAATAATACGACAGATATGTAACAAGATTGATATTCACTCACGAAAACAACTGAGAGATTATGGTATCGCTGAAGGTTTTGATAATTACTTCCCGCCATTTTTATTAAAAGGATTGTTATAAATTACTATCATGGGTTATTAGCTCAGCGGGTAGAGCTGTGGACTCTTAATCCATCGGTCGTAGGTTCGAGTCCTGCATAGCCCACCATTTTACCGATGGCTTTTTGCCAATCGTTTATTCTCTTTTCTCAGGTACTGGTTTTCTTCTGCCAGTAGTTGGATCATATTGATTAATGTTCTGGTTTCCTCATCAGCGTAAACGGGTTGTTCCAGGTTAAGCAGATAATGGTGGTTGTTACTGGGATTAGTAAGTGCAATGGTTTCACTCATATTATCTAATTTCATGTTTAACTCTCCTCAAGGAATATAGCGCGATGCCTGATTATTTCACCACCTCAGGCGGCGGTAGTTTCCCTGGTGTTAACTTGCCAATAACTCTTCTTCCTCAGCCATGCTCAGGTCGTCAAATTCGTCAACGGAGGCCACACTTCCACCGCTAAATGCATCACCATCCCGGAAAAACTGAACGCCTCTTAATGACGCTGAAACGCCTTTACCATTATTGTCATAGGCATAAAACTCAATGGTGGCGTTAACGTAGCAGCCTGAGTAGGGGCGACCATCCTGTGCGGTTAACGGTGAGGTATTGCGGTCAATGACTAATGGGCGGGATTTATTACTGGCGCTGATATACAGGTTTCCGGCGTAGCCGTCGTATTCTTTATTGTCGCCATCGCGTAAGCAAAAATGGTTAGGATTATTGCAGATGTTATTATAGATTTTTTCGATATCCTTGGCGCCCCATTTTTCCCCAATCACACGTTTGATACCGGTTTTAATTTCCTCAATCAGGTCAGTACGACTTTTAGCGATAAGGAAAGTGGCGCGGTATTTAAATTCACTCTGACCACTAAATTGAGAGGGTTCAAACAAATCAGGAAAAGCCAGACGTACGTTGTTTAATTTGATTTTCATCACGTTACCTTTTAATTAGATGGATTTATCAACAAGTGATGCTTCGGTCACATCGTCAAAGTCGTTTAAGGGGTTAGTAATAATGGCAGGTCTTGGGTCAGATTCCGGTGCGATGACGGGTTTACCGTCTGCTCGTTCAATAAGTGCTTCCAGTTTTGCCCAGCGACTCGGTTTGTCTTTTTTAAGCAATTTTTCAGCCTGTGGTGGACTGATAATTTTCTTGTGGTAGATTTGTTCCTGTTTAAGTTTGGCGCCTTTTAACAGCGCTTCGGCTTCACGCTCATCACCCCAGGTGCGATTACCCTGTTTGCCAGTCACCAGTTTAAAGCCCGGTACTGATTGCCCGTTGTGTAATGTTTCGGCGACCCGATTTCGCAGGGCTTTACAAAAGCTCTCTATCAAATCAACATGCTGGTAGAGTTTTGCCATTTGTGCAGGGGTTAGCAGCGTAATGCGTTTGATAGCATCACTTAGTTGGGGGTTCAAAGGCCGAGTTAAATCGACAAAATCGCCTCTGACTTCATTATGGATAAATTGCGCCTGAGCAAAACACAATCCGCCTTTTGCTTTGCAGAACTGGCATTGCTTGATACCCGGTGAAAACGCACTATCCGGTAGCGCATCAAGCCCGTTGCGCTCGGCGAGGGTTACCATCTCCATGGCTTTTTTCGCGCCTGATTTAGCCTGTTCGCCAAATTCTTTTAAATCCTCAACCGATAGCGCCCATTCAGACAGATGGTTAAGCCTGGGTTGATGGATGAAAAGCCGAACCGTTTTGAAATCATAAACAAGGTCAAACTGATATAAAGCGCCCAGCGCATAAAGCATGAGCTGCTCGTTGTTCGGGGCATCCACTTTAACGCCTTTACCGTATTTTAGGTCATGGATTTGTAGCTCATCCTCGCTGATAATAATCGCATCGGCGGTACCAAAAGAATTCTCTACGCCAATGACCGCTGAAAAATCCACCCGTTCTTCAACCTGTAGGATTTTCCCGTCCGCTAGTTGCCAGACGGTATCAACATAGGTCTGGACGTGTTCAATCATCTCTTCATCCACTTGTGGCGAATTAGCTTTCAACAAGGGATATGTGCCGATATAATCCTTTGCATCAAAACCGTAGGTTCGTCTACACCCTTCGCTAAACGGGTTTTGACGCATTGTTAGGATACTTTCCGCTAACGCATGCGCCGCGCTGCCTTCTTCCGCAAACGGCGATGTTTTATCGGGTAAGGTGGCTTCTACTGCGAGACTGGCGCTACATCTCATCCATCTATGCGCTGAGGAGGGGGAAAGTTTTGCATGTTCAGCCATCACTACCCTCTGCGTTATCATCGGCTAAAACGCGTTGGGCTTTCTTGATAAACTGAACCAGATTGTCATCAGGAATATCACCTAGCCTTTTAGCGTTGAATTCATCGAGTATTTTAACGACTTCATTCCGATAGCCTTTTTTTGCCAATTCAGTGATCAGTTTTGAAGACTTAGTTCGTGGGTCTTCAGCTTCTACCAATTTCACTTCCGCCGGTGTAGGCAATTCACGCACTAATGACAAGGCAAATTCGCGACGATCGGTAATGCCAAAGAGATTATCCCAATTAGCCAACGTTTTTAGGCATATCGTAAAAATTTTAACTTTGGGAAGAAATGTCACCTTAGGTAATCCATTTAAGGCGCAATAAAGTGCATCAATTTGTCCGGTAACACTATTTGCTTTCTCAGATGCAAGCGTTGCGGTGGCTTTAGCGACTTGCGTACTGTCAGGTTTAAGCGCTTTGTCACCAAACAAGACGGATAGGGCGACGACGTGACGCAAATCAAGCGATTCAATATCAACCGGTTCGGGCTTAGGTTCAGGTTCAGGCGCTACTTTAGGGGTTTCAACAATCGGTTTAACGGCTTTAGCAGGTTTGGTTTCTGCCCGAAGGGTTTTAACCTTTTTCTCGGCGACAACCGGTGTTGGTTTGTCTTCAGCGCTAGCGGGCACTTCGATAGTAATTTTAGGCTCAATCACTTCTTGAGGCTCAACCATAGCTGATGGCACGACAGGTTGAGGCTTAACGTCCGGTGTGAAGGGTTTTGGTTTGTTCGCCCTTGTCGGTTCATTTGGGTCACTCGGGTCATGTTCAGTATGTGCGACCAACTGACTAATTAACATTTTATGGGCTTCGGCCAGTTGATTGTGCGCCATGATCATTTGCGTGTGGTTTTCTGCCAGTCTTGCCAGCAGGGGGCTATTTGCGGTAAGCATAATGCGTTGACCTCAACGGTATATAGTGACAGGGAACTGGTGATTGCCATTGCGTTTTAGCGCTTCTAATTTTTGTACATAGCGTATGCGCCGGACGTTGTTGTTCATCGGAAATCGCTCCGATGACAGGATTTTTGCTTTTTGCATGGTGGTTTTTCCGATGGGATGGACTAGATAGGGTATGCCTGATATTTCTGGCGCGTCAGGCTCGCCCCCTTTTGTGTATTCCCACAACACACAAAACAGGTTACTATGTGTTTCCCACAACACATAAAAGAGAGACGATATTAACAATGGCTAAATATATGGCGCGAGTTGAACTGCATGATGCTGATTCAAAGCAATATGAAATTCTTCATGAAAGGATGAAATCACTTGGATTTTATCGAACACTCATGAGCGATAATAACAGACTGCTAAAATTACCAGATGCCACATATCAAGGTGATACATCTAACACCGCAAAAGATATATGCAATCAAGTTAATCGTATTGCCCATCCTCTATCTTATGGTAGTCCATCTATAATAGTTTGTAGCATGGTTGACGATTGGGAAGCCTGGTTACCGTACACATCATGAATTAGCAAAACCAAAATTCATATTATCTTTGCCACAATCTTTACCAGCATCTTTTTCTGATGCTTCTCTTTCCAGCGCAATAAAACCATCTCTGATGGCCGATGCAAGTGCTTTCGCCCTGACCTTATCGATAGCGCGATTTGAATCCATTTCTGCCTGTAATGCATACCGTAACGCTTCGCTGGCTTTCTCTTGAGATTTTTCACTCAATTCTTCAAATTTCATCATTTCTCCTAAATACAAATCGGTTTTGGTGGTGTGTGCCGGAGGTGTCCGGATTATATTTACAGTCATCTTGGTAGTTCCCTGGTGTTGGCTTTTAACTTAATGGCTGTATTTTGGTTATTTCACACACCCCAAAACCGACTGTTTGGGTGTTTTGTGGTTACGCTTTTTCAGCGAAAGGGTGTTAAAGAGCGGTACTGCTTAATTGCATTTAAATTTATTGCGCCTGTCTTTTCACCACATCAGGCTCGGTGGTATCCTTGCTGTTCTCTACAACAACAAAGAAGAAAAAATTATGTCTAAAAAAAAATGATATTCCCACGTTTCCTATTGCTGGTTGGAAAATCGGTCCTTTACCAGGTTACGATGCGCTGGCGTTGAAATTTCAATTTCTTTCGTCGCCTATGCAGTCAATTAATGAAGCTCAGGAAACTCAGTTCTTTATTATTAATCCACAGATGGCTCGAACACTCATTGCTGATCTAACCAAACATATTGACACCTTGGAAAAGTCTGCCATTCAATCTCCTCAAGGAGATACCCACTAACTAAAAACACAGCACTAACCGCTTTTTGTTCAAAGCGCCTAATTTCATAGGTGCTTTTTACATTCGTCATATCTTAAATCCTTTTGAATTACTGTCGTCACTCACCATAGGCCACTTCGCAAAATGACCTATAATTAGTGTTTTTTGCGTTTGTACACTCTGTTATGGCTGCCTGTCCCTTGACATTGCTGTCCTGCAAAGAGCGGATCGCACTCTATGCAACGTGCACCACTGCACTACTACAGACATAACGCGCTGTACATTTCGACTTTCTAAATTGTTAAAGAGCGAGAGTTTGGTCACTTAAAAATTAATACATATAAGTTAAGATTTATTTTCTGATATTAAGTTTACTAAACATAATTGTCAAGGCTAAAGTTAAGATATTTAAACTTTGTTTAAATGGGGAAATAAAAACCTACTTTTAACGTAGGTTTTTAGGGGGAGAATTGAGCGTGGAGAACCTTTAAAGGAGAACAGAGTACCAAAAAACTTTACCCATGATTTTTATATTGCTTATATCAGATCCTATATAATCTTCATCAGCGTATTCATCTCTATTATATGATCTGATCCGTATACCTCCAGGTATACGGTATAATATTTTAACACGTAACATACCTTCATGTTCAATAGCATACATTTGACCATCTTTGATGTTAGTGTCTGATCTATCTATCCCCGCGGTGGCTCCGTCAGGGACAACAGGCTCCATACTATTACCTGTAATACTTACACAAGCGGCGTTTGCAGGATCAACACCGGCTTTTCGGAGGGTTGAATACGCAAAACGTAATTTATATCCATTGTTATCTAGCGTAACAAAAGAGCCTTTTCCTGCCGATAATGATATTTCCTTAAAAAATGGTAATTCAATTTCATCTTCACCTAGTGGTGTATTTGAATCCCACGGTGCAAAATTACCAATAATTTTTGCGTTTGCCAGTTGAGCGTTTACTTCAGCATTTTTTTCATCCCCATCAAGCAGCCATTCGATAGTTACACCAAGTGCTTTAGCCAAACTAACAAGATTTTTGCCGTTTGGCTCTGTAGTACCTGATTCCCATTGAGATATAGTTGCTTTTGATACGCCAATTCGCTTCCCTAAAGATTCTTGAGTCATTTTATTGTGATTGCGAGCTTGACGAATTCTTTCACATTGCATGGTTTTATCCCCTAAATAAGTTTAGATAGCTTAACTCTTTTGATGTTATGTTATCTTGACTTATTTGTTTAGTATTCTTAACATGATGCTTATATCTTTCGGAGGCCGTAATTATGAAGAAAAGTGAAGCTATTTATTTGGCGGGTAATAAGACTAATTTAGCAAAATTATTAAAAATAACAAAAAGCGCAGTCTCACAATGGGGTGATGATATTCCAGAATTACGCGCATTACAGCTTGAAAAACTAGTTAATGACAAGAATAACACTAAGGCCAAATAACCCATGCAAATAAATTATTCTGTCGGGCGTAGTGTTACTGATCAGCGCCCGAGTCCTGCTGTTGCTGGCTCGTATGACGAGCGTGATCACCTAAAAACATGGGGTGCGTTGCCTGATGAATGGGTGCACTTCGATTTAGTCCTTGGCTATACCGATAGATTATTACCTGTGGTCTGTAATGCTGAGGCTACGATTTCGCCTTCTAGTAAAATGAAAGCACTAGGTAAAACGCCTTCAATCTATAATTCTCAGCGACAGGTTATTGGTATAACCGAATGGACTAGCAAATCTTCCTCAGGGGCAGATATTGAAAAATGGATGATGGAGCCTGATTACGGTATATGTGTCAAAACGGGCTCTGGCATAGTAGCACTGGATTGTGATAGTGACGATGTTGATGTCCAAGCACGTATCCAGGCCTTTATGCTACAGTCCTTTGGTCAAATCCCACCACGCCGTTTTCGAAATAACAGTAACAAATGCCTTTACCTCATCGCAGTAGAAGGTGAGTTTTCTAAACGTGTACATCGATTAAAAAACATTTTGGGGATCATTGAGCTTCTCGCTAAAGGGCAACAATTTGTTGCCATCGGCGCGCATCCTACTGGTGCCCGGCTTCAATGGGATAATGATTTACCGTCTGAACCTTTTATGATCACTGAAAAACAATTGAATGATTTTTGGAAGGACTTAGCGGATGAATTGCCCGTTGTGTCGTCGTCAGAGTCTGATCGCGTAGGTAAAGTAAGAGACCGTTCGATCGTAACGCCTAATGCAACCGATGAAGTCGCTGAGTTCTTGGATAGCCAGGGGCTAACACTAGACTATGGGCGTAATGGTGAACGCTATATCACTTGCCCTTTTGAAAGCGGACATAGCACTGATAGTGGGGTCACCAGTACGGCGTATTTCCCTAAAAATACAGCGGGGTTTGAAGTAGGGCATTTCAAATGTCTTCATGCCAGTTGTGCACATCGAAACGATGGCGATTTCTTGCACGCTATTGGGTTTGGTAAAGATGATTTTGATGATCTGTCGGATAATAAAACTGAAGAGGGTTTTACCGATATCAATATGGATATGACAAGCCATTTCCTTGAACGTTTTATTTATGTAGTCAAAGGTGATCAGGTGTGTGATTTATCACGGCCCCCTTATAATTGTGTTATTGAGATGAAATCATTTAAAAATCTGATGGCGCCTTTTCAAATACCATCAATAAGTAAAAAAGGTCAACCAACTTCTGCAACGAAACGCTGGATAGAGCATCCTAAAAAACAAGTGGCTGAAAGTATTGGATACCAACCCGGCAAAGGACGTTTAATTAAACGACATGATGGGCGCTTTGATATTAATGAGTTTTATCTACCTGACCATGCGAAGGTTTCGAATTTTGATAAATCAGATAACATCTTTCTTAAACACATGGAATACCTTTTGCCTAAAAAAGAGCAAAGGGACTTTTTCATTGCGCGTTTAGCCTGGATAGTCCAACGCCCCGATCGTCGATGCCCTATTACTATTCTTCATATATCGTTGTTACATGGAACGGGCAGAGGATGGGTGATTCAACTGATGGAAAAAATTCTAGGCTCCTGGAATTGTACAAGGGCGAAAATGGATGTTATCTGTAAAAATCAATACCATGACTATTTACATCATTCTCTACTATGTACTGTTGATGAAGTAAGAGAAAACACGGATAAGCGGTATTCAATTAGCGATCAACTACGTGACATTCTTACCGAGCCTAGATTTGAAGTTAATAATAAATATGGAAAGAAAATAACTGAAGACATTTTTACCAGCTTTCTGTTTTTATCAAACCATATAGATGCCATTATTATCCCCGAAGAAGACAGACGTATTGCAGTCTTTGGGGGGCCTGATCACTTACAAGATGTCAAGTATTATGAAACCCTTTATCGTCATTTACAAGACGCTAATTTTATATCACAGGTATTTTGGTACTTAAAATCCATTGATTTGAATCAATTCAATTGGCAAAGAGCACCTGATACTGAAGAGCGTCAGATCATGATAGAAAGTAGCCGTTCAGATGTTGCCAAAACCTTGCACGATTTGATTGATGCGCCTATTTCTCCCGTTATGACCTATCAGCAGATAGTTAATTTTATTATTGGTGATATGGGTTCAGCAGTGGAGATCAACGCTAAACAAATTACGGCGATTTTAAGAGCAAAAGGGTTGACGCAATATGCAAAATTAAAATTTAAAGGCGACACAGTTCGTCCTTGGATACTTGTTAAAAAAAGAAAGTTAACAAACGAAGAAGTACGTACCGAATTAGAAAAATGCGAAAATTTACAAGAGAAGGTGGTAGGTGGCACTTACTTTTAAAACTTTTATTTTTTTAAGAGCGAGAAAAGTGGCAGGTGGTGGCATATAAAAGAATAACTGCCACCTTAAAAAAATCAATAAAATCAAAGCATAAACCCTAAAAGGTGGTAGGTGGCATGTGTTTTAACATATTACGTGCGAGATAGTGTAATATTATGTTACATAATATACGTGTTTTATATATATGTTTAAAGTATCTGCCACCTCCCCCCTTTTTTGTAAAGATGTAGATACGGTAAGGCTTAGTACAGGGGGCTGATAGGTATTTTAAGCACCACCCTGTGCCACCTCTACGTTTTTCACACTTCTAGGAGGAGCGAAAAGATCATGAGCAGAGACATTGAGAAAATACTACTCCACTGGGGCGGTTGGTGTGCGGGTAATCCGTATGCCTCGGTGAGCTGGTTGCCTGTGGCATCAGGTTTTAATCGCTTCATGCCATTTTCCACCTCCCGATTATCGTGCAGTGATGCGGATGGGCTGGTGATTGATGTATGCGTCAGTCGCCTTAACACGGTGGGGATGGCGAGAGAGTTGAGTTACATTGAGGATTATTATATCCGTGGCATCTCCAAGCGCGCCATCGCGCGAAAGTTTGCGGTACGCGAGGATGAGGTGCGAAAAAGAATGCAAATTGCGGAAGGATTTGTTTTGGGATGCTTAGAAACCCTTGATATTCAATTAGATATCGACACATTGTACAAATATCGTACAAATAGTTATCAAACACTGGTGCGACCGCAAAAGGTATGCTAAAGTGCCCACAATGATTTTTTGCGTCCAGCAGAAATGTACGCTGATAAATAAAACCTCGATTAATTATTTTTTTGCTCACCTCGCTTTTTGCGGGGTTTTCTTTTTTAGTTTTGTTGTTACCCAAATAGTTATATCTTGTTTGTGCACTACTTTTTATAAGCTCGTAGGGTACATATAAGGTAATGTCACAGGTATCGTATGCGGATTATTATAAAAAATAAAAATGAAGTTGTTTGGTATAGAAACATTGAAAAAGGTGAAGGCATGGCATCAAAGGGATATACGAAGGACGGAACGCAACATGAAATTATATCCGCCCTGGAATATGCACTAGAACAGTCTAGAGCGGAGTTAATGTGCTGGAATGACAGATATAGAATGTCTGAGGGTAGCTGAGCCTCCACCAAGATCTAGTGTTATGTTCCAATATCCATTATGCGGAACAGTAAGTTGAGCAGGTAGTCTTTTAAAAAATCCGCCACCGCCATGATGATGAAATGTTCTTCCATTACGATAATTATTAAATTCAGAGTCTGTTGTCATAAGTATGTTGCATTGATGGGTACAATTTATAACAACAGTGTCACCTGTGTTTAATTGCATTCTTTTGTGTAAGAAATTCATTAATAATTAGTCCTGTATATAAACAGGGCTTTACACAGATCATCAAGTGGAATAAACTAAATGCGTGATCACATGTAAAACCTTGTCGTTTTATCTTCTGTCCCTGATAGTTATCGCTATCAGGGATTCCTATATATATAGTGTCTACTACTCAAAATATACACTATATGTCGTTATTATATTCTTGAGCAAAAAAAGATCAACTTACGAATTTTTAACATCTGCTTGATGGTGGGCTTTTTCATTTACGCCACCGCAATACTCACAAAAACAATAATGAAAATGAGTAAGGCGGCTGGCTTCCTGTTCAATTGTTAAACATGAGGTTAAAGTATGGACGAACGTATAGAAGTATTAGAAAGTAGAATAGGTAAATTGGAAAAACAGTTCACAGAGATGAATAAGGTGAACTACTGTACTAAATCAGAACATAGTGTTAATGCTATTCTTCAAAATGCTTTAGATTTAACCCATGTAAAAAAGGCTACATCCAATTTTAAAACAAATTTTAAAACAAATTGTAAAGTTACTTATCAACAAGCAGTCATAGACAAAGTCTTGGTAAAAGATAATTTTATATTAGAAGCTATTATAAATCAGCCATCCCTTAGATTGGTTACTCTGGGCTGAATTGAAAGTTTATCTCAAATATCTATTTGATGCTTTGAATTCTTTTTTGGAAAATTATCATGAAAAATTTATGCCCTCCTCTTTTTTAACAAATAATTCAAAGCAATGGAACCCTCAGTGGGAGGGTATATGCGCATGTCAGAAAAATACTCAACACCTGCGGCCTATCTGTGGGGCATCATGACCTCCATCGGGGGCGTTATAACAACGATTTTTGATTTTTTAACCCTTGACCAGTGGGTAGCGGTGATGGGTATTGGCTGCACGATAGGGACATTTTTAATCAACGTGTACTACCGCAAAAAGGAATACAGACTCAAGGAGCGTCAGTATGAAAATACCGAAAAAAATACTCATGGCGACGGGCGGTAGTGCGTTGTTTTTAGCGTCAAGCATGATAACGCATTTTGAGGGATTGAGACTTAAGCCTTATTTCGATGGGGGCGGTGTGCTTTCTGTTTGCTATGGCCATACCGGTAAGGATATTGCGCGTAATCGGGCGTACACTAAATCGGAATGTGATAAGTGGCTTGATGACGATTTGAAAGCGATAAAACGTTACGTTGACCCACTGATTAAGGTCAGTATCAATACACTCACTCAGGCAGCCCTTTACTCATTTGCTTACAACGTGGGCGTGGGGAATTTCGCTAAATCCACGTTACTCAAAAAGCTCAACGCTGATGACCGAAAAGGCGCTTGTGATGAAATGAAACGCTGGGTTTATGTCGATGGCAGAAAGTGGAAAGGGTTAATGACCCGCCGGGAAATAGAGAGCGTAATATGTTATGGCGACCTGTCACATTTATCGTAGTGATTATTGCTGCATTGATTTTATCACTCGTTTTCACCCACTCCCGTTACCAAACCGTCAAACAAAACTACCAAACGCTAAAACAGCAATATCACGAGCAAATTGAAGCGTTGAAATTGCAGAAGCGAAAAATCGATGCTTTGCACCAGCTCGACATTCAACACACCAAGGAACTCAATAATGCCAAAGCTGAAATTGCTAAGCTGCATGATGCTGTTCGTGCTGGCACTAAACGGTTGCGCGTCAATGCCGTGTGTCGTGCATCCAAAACCACTACCCCCAAGAGCCGATATGATGAAGCCAGCCCACAACTTGGTGAGGCAGCTAGACAGGATTATTTCCATCTCAGAGAGATGATAGCTGAGAACGAAAAGCAGACGGAATATCTACAGCAGTACATCAAAACACAGTGTAGTGGTTAATTTTGATTTATTTTAAGCGTAAAAATAGTTTTATATCTGCCACCTGTTTTAATAATAAATTGTATGCCTCATCCGTTCTGGATTTTTCATGCTTGAGCTGATTAAAAGTCGATTGATATTGACAAATTAAAGCTTCGAAGCGTTTCTGTTGTCTTTTAGATAACCGTCGCATTAAGCATGTTATGGCAGATTCTGGTAAGAGGAATGCAGTAGTAAAACCCCGTTGTTCAAACCATGACTGCATATAATCAAAATAGTCAATTATGGGTTCAGCACGTTCATTAAACTCTTGTCTTTTATCTCTACCTATGGCGTGTTTGTTACCAATATATAAGCCCAAAAAGAATGTTAATAAACTAATCAGAGGTGAGTAAAGTTGCAGGATTTTTATCAAATCATTCATGAATATTGGTGGCTCCTTTATCCAATAATTACGTTTATTTTTGGCTTGCTATGTGGTGGTTTAACAGGTTGGCCACCATTCAGTTGGAAATAATTATTAAAGATTACCATTAATTTGAAATAGGTGAGCTATGTCTGAAAAAAATGCACCAGAAATTAGAGTAAGAATAAAGGCTGATGATAGTGATCTCATTAAATTAGAAGATCGCTTGCAACGTATTGCTAATTTGATGCAACAAATGGGGTCAATTAACGAAGAGAAAACATATCCAGCCAGTTTGCAAATGGCAGTACAAGAGGCTTGTAATATAGGTGCTCGAGAAGGCGCGAAAAAAGCAAGAGATAAACAAATCAATGATGAAAAAGAGACATCGATAAAATTATCAAAACTGTTTATTAGGGGTGTGTTTAAAGGCTATGCACTTACCGTTAATGGCAAGATACTCTCTAATCAGGAATCGACGGTTATAGAGAGTAAACCGCAGGAAATTCCACGTGTTAAGGCCTCTTTCATTGTGACTGATGAGATAATAGTTGATGCGCCTGATATATATTTAAAATCAGCAGAAGAAGTGAATGCTTAAGGAGGACTATGCCGCCACGTATTCCTCGTGCCTGTCGCAAACCCGGTTGTGCCAAGACAACAACTGAATGCAGTGGGTACTGTGACGCACATCGAAACCAAAGTTGGAAAGATTATCAACAAGGTAAAAGCCGTCATCAGCGTGGCTATGGTACAAAGTGGGATCATCTCCGTAAAAAAATATTAAAACGTGATAAATTTTTGTGTCAGGGATGTTTAGTTGAAGGGCGATTGATAACCGCAACCACCGTTGACCATATTCTCGCAAAAGCAACAGGCGGCAATGATGCAGAAAGTAACTTGCAAGCGTTATGTTGGCCATGCCATCGCACGAAGACCGCAAGAGAAAAGCGAGGGAGGGGCGGGTAAAATCGCTCCCTCTTTTACCTTTGGGAACCGCCGATTTGCCTTTTTTTACACCACCGCAGGTTAGAAAACCTTTTTATAGGTATCCCAATTGCGCGATTAATAGGAATTTTAAATTATGTCTGGACCCCCAAAAACACCGACACATCTACGTTTGATAAGGGGTAATCCTTCAAAAAGGGCAATTAATAAAAATGAGCCAAAACCCGAAAAAGGGGTTCCCCCAACACCAAAACACTTTAACAAGCAAGAACGCTACTGGTTTAAGGTTCTTTGCGAACGGCTAGATGCGATAGGCGTTATTACTGCTATCGATGGTATGGCTCTGGAATTGCTGGTTGGGGCGTATGTCGAATGGCGAAAACATCGAGATGTTATTGACAAAGAAGGCGAGACCTACAAGACAACATCCACTGACGGCAACGTCATGATCCGTCCACATCCGCAAGTTGCCATGATGGCCGATGCGTGGAAGCGCATTTGCAGAATGCAAGCTGAATTCGGCATGACCCCCGCTAGCAGGTCAAAAGTAAACGGTAAGGCTTCAAACGAAATAGATCCGTTTGTCGAATTTTTGAAAAGCAGGATAGACTAATGGCAAAAGTAGCGGAAGGCATTAGCTATGCACAACGCGCTGTGTCGGGTGATATCATCGCGTGTGAATATGTACGATTGGCGTGTCAACGCTTTTTGAATGACCTTGAGCATGGTGAAGAACGGGGTATCTATTTTAGCTTCCCCCGCGCACAACATATCCTTAATTTCTATCAGTTTGTGCCCCATGTAAAAGGTAATCTTGCCGGTCAAACTATAAAATTGATGGATTGGCATATTTTTATCCTGATCAATATTTTTGGATTTGTTATCCCTTTAGTCGATGAACAAACGGGGGAAAGGGTAATCCGTAATGATGGCAGTGGACGAGTCGTGATGGTCAGACGTTTTCGTACCGCCTATAACGAAGTTGCCCGTAAGAATGCCAAATCAACGCTTTCTTCAGGTATTGCACTTTATATGACCGGATCAGACGGCGAAGGTGGCGCAGAGGTTTATTCAGCCGCCACGACTCGTGATCAGGCTCGCATTGTCTTTGAAGATGCAAAAAACATGATAAGGAAGGCTAAACATACCCTTGGTCAATGTTTTGAGTTCAATAAATTAGCGATTTATCAAGAAGTCACCGCTTCAAAATTCGAACCACTATCCAGCGATGCAAATAATTTGGACGGGTTAAATATCCATTGCGGTATTGTCGATGAACTGCACGCACACAAAACGCGTGATGTTTGGGACGTATTAGAGACGGCAACAGGTGCAAGATTACAATCCTTGCTCTTCGGTATTACCACCGCTGGATTTAATAAAGAAGGCATATGCTACGAATTACGCGATTATGCCATCAAGGTTTTACAGGGGCAGGTTGAAGACGATTCCTTCTTTGGCATTATTTATACCCTAGACAAGAAAGATGATCCGTTTGACGAGAAGATGTGGCAAAAAGCCAATCCTGGATTAGGTATTTGCAAGCGATGGGATGATATGCGCCGCCTTGCAAAAAAAGCACAGGAGCAGGTTTCAGCTAGGACGAATTTTATAACAAAGAATGTAATATCTGCTAATTATAATGGATTAGCCGTCCTCGTGTTGTTTGTAAGATACTGATATAAAATAGATTATTCATTTTTTATTGTTCTCGTGTTTTTTCGTGTTTTCTGGTTTTTACACAACTCTGTGTATTGCAATGTGTATTGCAAATTGAAAAAAGGGCGCTACATGGCAGTCAACAAGCTCAGTGATAAAAAGTTAAGATCCTTACATGGTAAATTAAGCGAAAAACAACAAACTATTGCTGATGGTAATGGGTTAGCTATAAGAATAAGTAAAACAGGTACGATAAGTTTTGTTTTTTTCTTTCGCCTTTACGGGAGAAAGAGCGCGCCTATATGGTTAACATTAGGCAAGTACCCAGATTTAAGTTTAAAAGCCGCAAGGGAGCAGAGAGATAATTGTCGAATATGGTTAGCTGGGGGTAAAGATCCGAGAATACAAATCAAAATAACCAAAGATGATTTACTGAAACCTGTTACAGTCAAAGATAGCTTAGAATACTGGATTAATAATTATGCTCAAGATAAAAGAAAAGGCGCAAAATATATTCAAAGTTGTTTCATGAAACATATTTATTCCGATATTGGAGATATTCCATTGAATGATTGTTCGTTGTCTATGTGGGTTAACTGTTTCGATAGAATAAAAAAAGTTGCTCCGGTACAAGCAGGCGCAATGTTAAAAACAACAAAACAGGCTTTAAAATTTTGTAGGGTTAGAAAATATGCAATCAGCCATGAAATTGACGATTTAGATGTAAGTGATGTAGGAAAAAAATCAAATAAAAGAGAGAGAGTGTTAACAAAGGATGAATTAAAAGCGCTGTGGCATTATGTGAATAAAGAATATGATAATCATATTATCTCATATGAAAATAGAATTATTTTAAAATTTCTTATTGTCTTTGGTTGTCGTCTTTCTGAAATAATATTATCAACATGGGATGAATGGGACTTAGAAAATGATATATGGCGAGTCCCCCCTCATCATAGTAAAAATGGTAGAGAAATTATTAGACCCATTCCCTATAATTTTAAACAATGGCTATCACTATTAAACAAAGCAACTTGTAATAGAGAGAGGGTAATTGGTTTTAACATGCGTCAGAGTGCAGCCAGTATCAGCATGATAAAAATATGGAAAAGGCTTAATCATTTAGAAAAATGGACTCCACATGATATGCGAAGAGTAATCGCTACAAATCTTAGTGATAACGGATTTGAACATAATGTTATTGAACAATTACTTGGTCACACATTAACTGGTGTAGCGGGAATATACAATCGAAGTAAATATATGAATAGGAAAAGAGAAGCGCTTGTTTGGTGGGTAGATTATTTAAACGCATTATAAAAAGAAGATGGTTTTATGATACTAATATTAACTCGTGCTGAGATAGAAAATATGGATGAAATTGACCGATTAATTAAAGAAGAAGAATGTGAATGGTTAACTTCGCTAGGTAGAAATCATAGATATTATTTAGAAAAAAGGGGCAGATTTCCTTTAAAAATAAATATAGGACTACAAACCAGATTATACCGATTATCCGAAGTTCAGGCTTGGATAAAAGGCACATGGAAACCTGAATAACTAGAACGTATAAAAATTAAATGTCATGAATTGAACCCCGTTAATCGGGGTTTTTTTATTATGGAGAAGAAATAATGATAACGGTTAAATTTACTGAACCTACCAGAGAAGAAAGACAATTTATTTTAGATGAATATGGTCAAAAGTATGATCGCCGAATCAGGGAAGCCGAATGTAAGCAGATATCTGGTTTATCCCGTTCCCGTCGATGGGTGTTAGAGGAAGAAGGAAAATTTCCTAAGCGTATACCTATGGGAAAGAACTCCGTCTCATGGCTATTAAGCGATGTTCTATGGTGGGCACGCAATCCGCCAGAGGTGAAGAACGTGAATAATCCTTACAGCCGTCAATCTCACTGATGAGGGGAAAAGTCCCCTTTTTGGCAGAAAACCTAAAAAACCTGTATCACCTGTACCAATTACATTTAATCCGTTTAATATCAATTAGTTAATTAGGTATAGGTAGATAAAATACCTCTAAAAACCTATAAAGACCTGTAACAACTTAAAGAGGAAGTCGGTTAGAAAAAAATTCTTTCCTTTCCCTGGCAGGCAGTGATTACCGAAAGTCCCCTTTTTCTGACCAAGCAGCATGACTCACCGCTCAATTAATTAAATAAGGTTCAATATGAACATTCAAAACACGGTGAATAACCGTGAAGGGCTTCTTTATGCCAAAAATCAGGGGGGCGATATATTTAATCGCCTGAACAAGTCGACCTACAAAAAAAGTGTAGGTCACTACACAAAAAGTGTAGTTCAGAAATTAAACAACATGGGTGTACAAGCCATTAGAGAGGTGCGCACAAAAGAAAGCATTAAAAACAATAGGTTGATTCAATTTGTGCAGTATACAAAACAACCATCTAACCGCAGCTTAAAATACCTCATCTACTCAAATTTGAGTAGTGCAAAAAATAACCATTCATCATTAAGAGGAACGGTTAATAAACAAACAAAGCGAGTGGCTCATGGTCACTCAGAACATCAAGGAAATTTTTCTCTGATGATGAGGCTACCCGATAATATCGGGTTGGTTGGGTTGGCTGGATTGGCTCAGAAGCAATCAGCGGAATATGTATCTAAGCGATTTCAGCCTTTAGGGGGGGATGCCAAAGATTTTTTCACAAATTGGACGCAAAAGATCTCCTTCATTTTTTCCGCATGGGATCATTGATGGTGCACATGATTTGATAAATAACAAAACTACAAGTACAGCCAATATAATTAAAGGAATTTTATGCATCATTTACCCCTTGGATTCTAAGTTGATACCCCGTGATTTTAATTCTTTCCTTATTATTCGTTTAATCCAAGCTGAAACAGAAGCATCGCCGTCTTCTAATAATGCTGTTTTTATTCCTTGCTCCAATGGCGGTTCAACTCTTAGTGCTATTTGTTTATTTCCTTTTCCTGACATACTAATGGTTGACACTTGGTTTACTCCTATCTATACTTTATTTGTACACCAAGTGTATGGCATGTGTAGTAATAAAACAACGCCCCCGAATGGTATTCGTCGTACCACACGAGGGCTAACCACCAACGATAGATTATTTATCGAGGTAGCTATGTATAAATATACCTTCCTAATTGGAAAGGGTAAAACCCGTTTATCTGAAATTAACCCTATTCGTCTAATAAGTGTTCTAGCTAAAAGTGAAAATGAAGCTCGTCTCTTGGCTGGCAATCGTCATTTAGTCTTTGTTGCTCGTCAGGGGGTGGCTCATGCGTAATAGCCCATGCGCTACGCTCTATCCGCACCCTCTAGACAGATTAAGTGTCATAGCGACATTGCTTGAGACGATGGAATATTTATTTAACGACCCTCAGTCACAAGACATTGCTTTCGCCCTACTGGAATATGCCAGGGACTTGGCTAAATCTCGTCAGGATTTAGAGGAGGTGACATTATGAATAGCGCTTATGTCAATAATGACAATCTTCTTCACTATGCAACCATAACGGCATCTTTGCTTAATTGTATCAATCAGATAGCAGTAGAAAAGGATAATAGCCTAGCCTTTTATCTATCTGATTTAGTGTTTTTGGCGTCTGAAAGGGCTAATACCCTCGTGACCATGCTAGACATGGGTAAGGAGGGACAACATGTCTAATTTTGTCGCTATCCATAATCGGGCGATGCCTGTTGTGGAGTACCAAGGTAAGCGTGTTGTTACTTTTGCCATGATTGATAAGGCACATGATCGCCCTAAAGGAACTACACGAGTCGCATTTAACCGCCATAGAGAACATTTTGTCTATGAGGAAGATTATTTATCGATTCCAGTATCTCTAAAGTATCAATTAGATACTTTAGGAATTTCTGTGCCAAACAGGGGGCTAACGGTTCTAACTGAATCAGGTTATTTGTTAATCGTTAAGTCATTTCGTGATGAGCTTTCTTGGAAAATACAAAAAGAGCTAGTCAATGTTTATTTCCGCCGTAACACCTTAGGTGAACTCCGTCATGTTGATATTCCTTCGCTTGAAGAGTTAAGCCAGATGAAACCGGAGGAAGCGCAACATCTTGTCGTTAAGGCAGAGAAGGACTCTTATCTTGGTCATGGTAAGCCAGGCAGTGCAGCGATGACCCTACGCCGTAGAGAGCTTAAGCGCCTTCGTCCAGCCATCAAAACCGTTATTGAACTTTCCCAACTGTCTATCTGTGATTTAGGTGATTTCACCAAGGGGGTACATCATGGCTGATATTCAGCATTACCTCATAGCGGATAATTTACAGGCGATGAGCACTAAAGATCTAAGAGAAATGAAAGGTGCTTGTGAGGCAGGGTTTGATGGGATTATGTCAGGGCTAAAAGCCTTTGGTGAATGCGCATATTGGGCATGTAGCAATGAAAACTATGCCGATAGTCAGGCGAAAGCGGATTTATGCCGGATGAGTGAGGCGTTGATGTGCTTACCTAAAATTGCTCAGGCACTCATTATCAACGCAGAAAACGCCCAGTTCACACTCTATCAGCGTGAAGGATTCCCTGTATCGGAGGGCGTGAGATGAACATGACACAATATGACGAACAACCATTAATTACTTTTAGCGATGGCTATAACTCAGGGCGGGATAATACCTTTAACGCTAAGAATACACGGGCTTTTCTTAAGGGAAAAGTGAAGCCCCAATTTATAAGAAATCCTGGGATTAACACTTATGTCAGTGGCTCAAAGCACACAGGCACTAAGTCGAAAAAGTGTAAGCGCAAACAGGCTAAAAAAAGGAAGGGGTCAAGATGAGCTATAAAATAAAAACCATTGGCAAAAATGTATGCCTTACACATTTAAACGAACAGGGGCATATTGAAAAAATAACGATTCCTGTGGCGGATATCCCTAATCGTGTTAATGAGGGTCATTGGGATGATGACCCTAAGTTAATCCTGAAATTAATCGATGAATACTGGAAAAAAGACGATTTTAACAAAGCCGATGTGATCACGTCCGTACGCTGTGTTATTTCGGCTATTTTCGTTATGCAATGCAACGTTAAAAATGGTCAGCCTTACTACACCCATAAAAACTATCACCTTCCTATTTTTCTGGCGACTGAACGCATGGGCATGGAGAATAATATTGAAGGCGCTTTTTATTCTAGGGAGACCAAGGAAGACGCAGAGCAATATATTCTGACGTTTTATCGAAACATGCTAGAAGTCAGTAATGCTAAGTGTTTAAAACTTTCCTTTATGGGGCAAGAAATTTTAGCCCAACTCCATAACCTATTTATCGATGATGTGCTTAACGGCAATGTTCAGCCCGTTGCTGTGGTGCATTAAGGGGGAAAGATGACATTAATCACTTTAAACTTTCGCCTGAATGCACGGGCTAACGCTTTTGCTAAGGCAATCTATCAGGATGTAAGAGCAGAAAACGGCGGAGACTGGTTTACCTTATACACCGAAGATGACGCTATTCATGTTGATATTATCGACGGCGTAAAAGGGATTCGGAAGCTGGTTGATACTTATGCATTAAAACCGTTGAAAGATGAATACAAATCTTGGGAATCTGTCGCTGAACAAATACTTGACCTGTGCGTTGAGAACGGCAAGTTGTCAGGGATGGGGCTTGATATGTGGGTTGACATGATGAATGACATGGCGGATAGCGCTGCTGCTCAGGAGGATAAATCATGAGAAATATTGATTTAATCCGTCAGGTTAAGCAGCAGGCCACAGGACGTTGGCAAGGTATATTAGCATCACTGGGGGCAGAAGTCCCCTTGAATCGTCATACCGCTTGTCCAGCTTGTGGGGGTAAAGACCGCTTTCGCTTTGATGATAAGGAAGGTAACGGCACATTTATCTGTAATCAGTGTGGTAGTGGTGACGGACTGGATTTAGTGAGACGGTTATTTAATGTTGATGTCACGGAAGCGGCTAAGGAAGTGGCTAAGGTTATTTCAATACCTGTCCAAAAAGAAACGACTATATCAGATAAACCGCCTTTAACGGATGCTATTAAAAAATCCGCAAAGTTATTAGAAGAAGCCACATTAGGTCAATCTCAGTACTTAATACTCAAAGGTCATACCTGTTCAGTTAAGCTATTAAAAGATGGCTCGATGATATTACCCGTAAAACAGGGTGATAAATTACTGGGTGCTCAGATTATCAGAGCTAACGGTGAAAAGCGCTTTATCTCAGGCACAAAGAAAAAAGGTGGCTATATTCCCGTCGTTGATTTCACTGGAACGCCCGATACGGTGTTAATTGCCGAAGGATATGCAACCGCTTTAACCGTGAGCCAGTTGCATGAAGGCGTGGTACTGGCAGCGCTTGATGAAGGTAATTTATTACCCGTTGCTACATGGGTCAGGAAGCATTACCCTCAATCAAAAATCATTATTGCGGCGGATAATGATGTTAAGCCCGATGAAGCCAATATTGGCAAGATTAAAGCGGAGAAAACCGCAAAAGTGGTTAATGGTTGGGTCACCATACCGCCAACCAAAGAAAAAGCTGATTGGGATGATTACCGTCAGCAACATGGGATTGAGGCAGCAAAACAGGCGTTTATAGAGGGGGCGTATCAAGTTGAGCCTGACAAGCAAAAGACGGGTAACAATCTTTCTCAAATGGCAGACAATGAAAAAGCCTTGTTGCTGGCTGAACGTTATGAGGGGATCGCTGTACACAGTGATAGTAAGGTATTTTATCGCTACGTATCAGGGATATGGGAAAAAATTTCCCACCTTGATCTGGCTCGTGAAATGGGCAATATCTATTGTCAACATAACACCAACTTTAGCAACCGAGCGGTTAATAATGCGGTGGAGGCATTGAAAATTATTGTCCCTAAGTTGGGTAAGCCTTGTAACGATGTTATTCCTTTTGCTAATGGTGTCTTTAATATTAAAACTAAAGTATTTTCACCACACCAGCCCGATAACTGGTTATTAAATCACAATGGGATTGAATATAGACCCGCCCCACCCGATGAAAATTTACGGGATCATGCTCCACATTTTCATAAATGGTTAGATCATGCTGCTAATCGTGACCCGTATAAAATGAAACGGATTTTTGCAGGGTTATATATGATTTTAGCTAACCGCTATGACTGGGAACTGTTTTTAGAAATTACAGGAATAGGCGGAAGCGGTAAAAGTGTTTTTGCCCAAATAGCCACTTTACTCGTAGGTGAAGATAATACCGGAAGTAGCAATATGGCCGCTTTAGATACCGCGAGAGGGCGAGCACAATTCGTTAGTAAACGATTGATCACCCTCCCCGATCAACCGAAGTACATAGGAGAAGCCACGGGAGCAAAAGCCATAACAGGCGGTGATTTAATTGAAATTGACCCTAAATATGAACATCAGTATAGCACTGTAATAAGAGCCGTTGTTATTGCAACAAATAATACCCCTATGATATTCACTGAACGTGCAGACGGTGTAGCCCGTAGGCGAGTGATATTCCAGTTCAATAACAAGGTAAAAGACGAAGATAAAGATTCTAGGTTAGCGGAAAAGATTTCAAGTGAGATCGCTGTCATTGTACGTCGATTGTTGGCAACTTTTGATGATCCAGAAGACGCAAAAGCGTTATTACTTGAACAAAGGGGATCAGGGGAAGCGATAGAAATCAAACGGGAAAGTGACCCCCTCATCGATTTTTGCGCCTATCTCATTACATTAGAAGCTGCTAGCGGTATGTTGATGGGGAACGCCAATATTTACCCGCCAGTGCCAAGGAAATATTTATACCATGCTTACACGGCTTATATGCAAGGGAACGGTAATAAAAACGCCTTGAGTTTAACCGCCTTTGGACGCTCGATTAATAATGCGCTTAAAGAACTGGGTAAAAGGTATATTAGAGAAAGAACAAAACATGGATATAGAACAAATCTGGAATTAAATGAAGTGGAGGCCGAAGATTGGTTGCCAAGTGTACCTTAACATAAATTATAGACACCGTAATATCAAACCAGCATCAGCCAATACTAAACAAACAACGCCAGCCAGTAAAAGGCTGGCTTTTTTATCTGCCTACCAGGGAAAGGAAAGAATTTTTTATTTAAGTCGCGTTAGACAAAAAATAGATGCGTATAAAACTTTTTGGTAAAAACTGTTCATACTGTTCACCAATTCAATAAAAGATATATATATCAATAAATTAAAGGGTGAACACTTAACTTAAAACTATTCACCAAGTGTTCACCACTGTTCACCTTTTTATGGGAGGGGTAATGAACAAAAAGTTTTCTAACTTCAATTTATTTATAAATAAAATTAATATTTATTTAAGTTGGTTAATAAAATAATTTTTTAATCTTGTAAGAAAAATAAAAGATGGAAGTGTTTATTAATATTTAATAAAAAGTGTTTTGATTGTTAATGATTGCAAATAAATATATTATATATCAATACGTTATACTATTATTGCCTGAACTAAAGCAATCCATAAAAAGGTGAACACTTTATTGAAAGGGTGAACAGTGGTGAACACTTAACACAAAACTATTCACCACATAATTTATTGATATATATATCTTTTATTGAATTGGTGAACAGTATGAACAGTTTTCCAGTTTTTTTTAATTATATAAAACGCACGCTAAAATATTTTTATTTTTTTCTCTGACATGAGAAATATTATTAAATAAATTTTATCTTTTCGAAAGAGAACAAGGATCATCATAAAAAATTCTTTCTTTTTCCTGGTAGGCAGTGATTACCGATTGTCCAAAATAGCTCATGATGTTTTCACTAAAACGGGTGCAACCCTTATTAATGTTTTAATAAATAATTAATGTAAAGTTATGTAAATTATTGGTTCTCATGTTTTCTCATCTTTTTTGCCTTCCTGTGAGGTTGTTTCCTGTTATTTTTCATCATGTTAAATTGAGGTTCCTGATTCATGCAGGTGTATTTTGAAATATTCATGGTTACTAAAAGCGGTTAAGGTTTATATCACCTTCCCTTAGCTGCTTTTTTTCTGCATGTTCAGTCAAGACAATCACTGCATGCAGGAGCCAACCTTGAAAAGACTACTTGAATTACGTCAGCAAAAGCCGATTTAACGGCACAAATGCGATCAATGCTGACATTAGCAGAAACAGAAAAACGAACACTGACCGAAGATGAAGCTAAAACTTTGATGCGTTGCGTCATCAGTCGGAAACCCTCAATACTGAAATCGCCCGTTATGAAAGTCTCGCTGATGAAGAAAGAACATTAGCGGCAAAGCCTGTACAAAAGAACAGGAAATGATGCATTAAGGCATTATGTTTTGACAGGGGAAACACGCGGGCTTTCGACTGGGGTTCCGGCTGATGGTGGCTATACCGTTATCCCTGAACTGAATAAACAGATTATGCAACGTCTCAGTGATGAGTCCGTCATGCGTAAAATCTGTACTATCAAGACCACTCACAGCAACGAATATAAGCAACTGGTGTCTGTTGGTGGTGCCGTGATCAATCACGGTGAAGAAGGCAAAGCCAGAACCGAAACCGCTACCCCTAAACTGGAAGAAGTGAGTATCAAGTTATTTCCTGTCTATGCCTATCCCAAGACAACACAGGAAATTCTGGATTTTAGTGATGTCGATATTTTAGGCTGGTTGACCCGTGAAATCGCTGACACCTTTGTTGATACCGAAGAAACCGATTTAGTCAGTGGTAACGGTACAAAGAAAGCAAAAGGATTTCTATCCTATCCCCGTGATACGAAAGCCGATAAAGCGCGTAGTTTTGGCACATTGCAAAAGCAGGAAGTGACCAAACTGGAAGCCGATAGCCTGATTGACCTGAAATTCACGCTAAAAAATAAATACCGTAAAAATGCTGTCTGGGTGATGAACTCAAACACCGCTGCCAAAGTACAAAAATTGAAAAATGGCAATGGTGATTATATCTGGCGTGAACGGTTACAAGTGGGTGATCCTGATAGTCTGTTGGGTTTATCGGTTCATTACCTTGAATTTATGAATGATGATGTGATAGCGCTGGGTGACTTTAAACGTGGCTACACCATTGTTGACCATCAGACAGGCACCCGTACACGACCTGACAATATTACTGAGCCTGGCTTTATCAAAATTCATACTGATAAATATCTCGGTGGTGGATTAGTCGATTCCAATGCGATTAAAGTGCTTGAGGTTAAGGCATAACGCCATGAAATCAACCGATTTTGAAATACGCACGGCAGGCATCACCGCTGATGAAAAAAAACTAATGGGCTATGCGGTTAAATGGAATAGCCGTTCACAACTGTTGTGGGGTGAATTTATTGAAACCTTTGCCCCCTATGCGTTTAAAAACAGTCTGGGAAAAGGAACAGATGTAAGGTGTCTGTTTGAACATGACGTAACTAATCTATTAGGGCGTACCGCGTCGAGTACGTTACAACTGGCTGAAGATGAAACGGGGTTACGGTTTGCGCTTACCCCGCCTGATACCCAATTAGGCCGAGATGTTCTAACACTGGTTGAACGGGGGGATATATCCGGTATGAGCTTTGCGTTTAGGACGATAAAAGACCATTGGGAAATTGGTGAAAAGCCTTATCTCAGAACGGTTATTGAGGCTGAATTGCTAGAAATCACGATCACCAGTTTACCCGCTTACCCTGAAAGTGGTGTCGAAATTGCCAAGCGTTCACTCAATGCTAATCGCTCCAAACCCACGCATTTGTACAATCGGTGGCTACAATTATCTGAGGTGGAATAATGTGGCCATTCAGACATAAAAAGGCAGAAGAACGCAGCCTTAGTATTGATGAGTTCCTGTCACTGGCTGGCATTCCTAACAGTCGGTCAGGCGAATATGTCTCACCGATAACCGCAGAAGGCTTACCCGCTGTTATCAATGCCGTTACGGTGATTAGTGAAGCGGTGGCGACGATGCCCTGTTTTTTATATCGGGTACACAATGATAAAGGTATGGAATCACGGGAATGGCTAAGTAACCACGTGGTAGATTATTTGCTCAATGAAAAACCAAATGATTGTCAAACACCTTTCCAGTTTAAACGAACCCTAATGCGCCATTGCTTACTCAATGGTAATGCCTATGCGCTTATCACATGGGGTAAAGACGGACAGCCCGCTTCATTACATCCTTATCCGCCGAGTGCGGTTGTACCTGAACGATTAAGTGAGCACCGTTACCGTTATACGATAACCGAGCCATACAGTGGTCAAGTCCGTATCTGTCTGCAAGAAGAAATCTTACATTTACGTTACGCCACGGATGATGGGTTTATGGGACGTTCACCGATTACGATTTGTCGGGAGACATTAGGTTTAGGACTAGCCCAACAGCGCCACGGCGCGAGTGTGATGAAAGATGGCATGATGGCAGCAGGGATTATTAAATCCAATGAGTGGCTGAATGATGCCAAAGGGCAAAAAGCCCTTGACGCGCTTGAACGTTATCGAGGCGCAAAAAATGCGGGTAAAGTGCCAATCCTTGAAGGTGGAATGGGATATGAAAAATTAGGCATGAGTAATCAGGATGCAGAATGGTTAGCTTCCCGCCGTTTTACGATAGAAGATATCGCCCGCATGTTCAATGTCAGCCCTATTTTTCTGCAAGAATATTCCAACAGTACCTACAGTAATTTTAGTGAAGCCAGCCGCGCGTTTTTAACCATTACCATGCGCCCTTGGTTAGCGAATTTCGAACAGCAAATCAAATCGGCACTACTACTTAATGTTCCGCAATCCGGTATGCGTTACCAAGTGGAATTTGACACCGCCGATTTACTCAGAGCCAACCCAAGAGAGCGTTTCTTAAGTTATGAAACGGCGATTAAATCCGGTGTGATGTGCCCCAATGAAGCCCGTGAACGGGAAGGCTTACCGCCTCGTGATGGCGGTGATGAATTTAGTCAGGCGTGGAAACAGCATATTGAGGTTAAGAAACATGCGGAGGACAACGCATGAGAGCAGGACGATTAAGACATCGTGTGACGATTCAGAAACAAGAGATTACATACGGTAATCTAGGTGACCAGCGAGTAACCTGGGTAGATGTTGAAGATGTCTGGGCAGAAGTAAAAGCGCTACGCGGTCAGGAGTTATTAACCTTTGGTACTCGCTATCCTCAAGCCATCGTCAAGATTTGGATGCGTTATCGTCCTGATATCACGATTGACAACGCCATTGTGTATAAAGGTGCTAATACACTGGGTTCTCGATTTGAGATAGCCGTTGTTTTATCCGATGCACGCCAATCAAGATTAGAATTGATTTGCAAGGGAGGAGGACGATTTGATTAATGTAAAAATCCCTTTAAATGAAATCAAACAGCATTGTCGATTAGAAGAGAGTTTTACGCTGGATGATAAATTATTAACCACGTATGCCGAAGCAGCACTTGAAGCCTGTCAACAACATATCGGCAAACGGTTTGATGAAGGATTGACATTCACGCCAGCAATTAAGGTTGGGTGTTTGCTCTATATCGGATTGCTCTATGAGAATCGGGAAATGGCAACAGATGTTGAGCTTAAAGAAGTCCCCTTTACGATTAAATCGTTATGGTCAGTGTATCGAGATATTGGAGTGTATTAAATGCCGTATCAACCATTAAAAAGATGTACAGAGCCAGGCTGTAGTACCCGAGTGAAATCGGGTAAGTGCGAGGCGCATAAACGAGCAGCCAGACGCAGAGTAGAAAAACAACGTGGAACGCATACCCAGCGTGGCTACTCCAGCCAATGGGCTAAATATCGTCTGATTTATTTGAAGGAGCATCCTCTTTGCGTGAAGTGCGAAAGTCAGGGGATATATACACCCGCTAAAATCGTTGACCATATCATCCCAATCGATGGAGATAGCGATGTACTGTTCTGGTGGCAAGATAACCATCAATCATTGTGTCAGGGATGTCATAACCGCAAAATTATTCAGCAAGATCCAATAACTAAAGCACAGCGTAAAGCTGGCATGTTCCGTGAGCAGGAAGAAAAAGCTGCTCATCGTAATGACTGGATACACGAGTATAACCTTAATGGACGAATATCAGATAAATCAATTGATTAAGGGATTACTTAGACATAGCCAAGGTTATCGACGCGTTAAGCCAAGCGCGAATAAATCCTACGTTAAACGATTGACTCAGCGTGACCGTGAGCTAATGGAATGTTTTAGGAATCAGCCTTGGAAGTAGGGGGTGGGGGAGTTAAATATGACAACCCCCTATTGCGCTGGGACCGCACGTCAATCGAATTTTTATGCGCGGTCATTTTTTTGAAAATAAAACAATAAGGAAAACAGTAGATTATGGCAAGAGCACCCAAAGCCCCTAGCTATCTTGATGAGATTGCTACTACAGAATGGAAAGCTAAGGCAAAATTCGTTGCAGAGCGTAACGACCTGAACCCCACTGATTGGAGTAGCTTTGAGCTGTATTGCGTCAACTATTCCATTTACCGAAAAGCCGTTGCAGACCTCGCAGAACGCGGATTTAGTATCGCCAACAGTCAGGGAAGCGAAAGTAGGAACCCCGCATTAAGCGCCAAAGCTGAGGCAGAAAAAACCATGATAAAAATGGCCTCCCTATTAGGTTTTGACCCCGTATCACGTCGCCGTAATCCGGTAGAAATGCAAGAAGAAGATGAACTTGACCGATTGGCATCAATACGCTGAGCGCGTCAGAAATAGCGATATTCCGGCCTGTAAGCGCTTAAAACAGGCGGTTAATCGTTATTTTAATGACCGCAATAATCCCGTTTATACCTTCGATACGCCAACGGTAGCACGTTTTATCGCTTTTCCCGTCTCTGCCCCCATGTAAAAGGACATCTTCGAGGTAAGCCCATTCAATTAGAACCTTGGCAGCAATTTGCTATAGCGAATATTTTAGGATTCAAAGAAGTTAGCACGGGAAGAAGAAAATATCGTAGTGCGTATATCCAAGTGCCAAGAAAGAACGCTAAGTCTACATTGGCTGCAATACTGGCTAATTGGTTTTTAATCATGGAAGGGGGGCAACAGGATATTTATACGGCAGCCGTGAGTCGAGACCAGGCACGCATTGTTTTTGATGATGCCCGTCAGATGTGTTTGCTATCCCCTAGCCTAAAGAAACGGCTGACTATCCAGCAACATAAAATAATTTATCCTAAAAATAACAGTTTGCTAAAGCCGCTTGCTGCCAAAGCTGCCACCATTGAGGGCACTAATCCGAGTCTGGCGATCGTCGATGAGTACCATCTACACCCTGATAATGCGGTTTATTCCGCGCTTGAGTTAGGGATGGGGCACGCCCTGAAGCACTACTTTTGCCATTACCACCGCAGGGAGCAATGTTATTTCAGCCTGTAAACAGCACTATGATTATTGTTGTCAGATATTGGACGGTGAAGCGCAGAATGAATCACTCTTTGCCCTGATTTATGAACTAGACGAAGACGGTGAGCTTGATGATGAGCATAACTGGGTTAAAGCCAATCCTAATCTTAATGTCTCTGTAGAAAGTCATGCCCTGAACGATACGATTAAAAAAGCAAGGGGAATTCCCTCACAATGGACAGAGATGTTAACCAAACGATTTAATATCTGGTGTCAGGGTCAAACGCCGTGGATGGGTGAAGGGGCTTGGGCTGCCTGTCAACGGGACTACAAGGAAACGGATTTAAAGGGACAAACCTGTTATGCAGGGATGGATTTATCCTCAACAAACGATATTACTAGCGTCTGTTATACCTTCCCACAAGAGAATGCGCTCTTGCTATTGAGCCGTCACTATATCCCCGAAGCGCAATTACAGAGTCCAGCGAATAAAAATAGAGCAATCTATCATCAATGGGTGCGGTTAGGCTGGCTGAGAACCACCAAAGGCGATTGTATTGATTATGACCGTATCAGAGATGATATTCTCAAAGACAGTGAGCAGTTTGAGATTAAGCTCATTGGCTTTGATACGTGGAATGCGACTCATCTTAGAACGCAATTACAGGGTGCAGGTTTAGATGTTGAACCCTTCCCACAAACCTATATGCGTTTAAGCCCTGTCGCCAAGTCAGCAGAAGTGTTTGTTAATCGTCAGAATATCCACCATAACGGCGACCCTGTTTTAACATGGGCGATCGCAAATGTAGTGATGGAAACCGATGCAAACGCCAATATTAAACCGAACAAGAAGAAATCGGCTAATAAAATCGACCCGGCCTTAGCGTTTCTGATGAGTTTTGGCACATGGCAGATAGAGCATGAGGACTTTACCTTTAGTTTGACCGATGAGCAGAAACAACGATTAGCTTCATTTGATGGGGTGTAGCGGGTTTTTATTAGCGCCCCGGATAATCTTAAACAAATTTCTCTTCTGATTAAAACCTGTGTATTGCAATGTGTATTGCAGATAGCTATAAATAAATAATAAATATTCATTAACTTATTGATATATAGTTAAATTATAATTGTTTGTAATTTTATAACAAAGCACGCCAACGTTTGGGTGAGTGCAGAGTCAGCCTGGATGGATATGCTCAAATGGACAGATCTCTCTGCTGTCGCCCCAATGCACGAGCTAAAAACCTATCCGATGTGGGTCGGTGTTGATTTGGCTAACAAAATTGATATTTGTGCGGCCGTCAAAGTCTGGCAGGCAAACAATGGTCATGTTCATACTGATGCCAGGTTCTGGCTGCCAGAGGACAGGCTAGCGCGTTGTTCTCGACAAATTGCAGAACTCTATCGGAAATGGTCAGCGATGGGGGTATTAACCCTGACTGATGGTGAAGTGGTTGATCACAATCAAATCAAAGAGGAAATCATTACGTGGGTCTCAGGACAAACATTAAAAGAAATAGGATTTGATCCCTGGAGTGCAACGCAATTTGGCTTATCACTCGCAGAAGAAGGCCTACCACTGGTTGAAGTTTCTCAAACAGTCAGAAATCTGTCAGAAGCAATGAAAGCAGTGGAAGCATTGGTATACGCCGGGAAACTGCACCACAACCAACACCCAGTAATGAACTGGATGATGTCTAATGTGACGGTAAGACCTGACAAAAATGACAACATCTTCCCAAATAAGTCAACGGCGGAAGCTAAGATTGATGGCCCTTGTGCGCTTTTTACCGCAATGAGTCGATTATTAGTCAATGGGGGGAACCATCAACCTTCGCTTTCTGAAATTATTAGTTCCCACGGACTGAGATCGCTTTAAGGATCACACAATGATATTAACACTGCTTTCATTTATCACAGGCATTATTGGTGCCATTTTATTGGCTTTCGGTGCCTGGTTATTGCTGCCCGCCGCTGGTTTTATTGTTGGCGGTATTCTTTGTTTGCTGTGGTCATTTTTGGTTTCGTACATGATGAGTCGAAAAATCAAACAATAAGAGGCATTATGTTTTTTCCAGGACTTTTTAGCAAAAAAAGTGACATAACTTCACAGGAACTTGGTCATCTGATGGGGCTTTCTTACGATACTTACGCCGGTCGTAGAGTCAGTCCTAGGTTGGCTATGCAGCTAACCGCGGTATTTAGCTGTGTCAGAGTATTAGCAGAATCTGTCGGCATGCTGCCTTGTGCCCTGTATGAACGAACGGCACAATGCAATCAACGCGCCACGAAAGAAAGGCTTCATCAGCTATTATCAGCCAAACCAAATGGGTATATGACTTCACAAGAGTTTTGGGAATTATTAATAACGAGTTTGTGTCTGAGGGGCAATTTTTATGCCTATAAGGTTAAGGCCTTAGGCGAAGTGGTTGAATTACTTCCATTAAGTCCTGACAGTGTCGCACCAACGCTAAATCCTCAATGGGGTATTGAATATCAAGTCACGTTGCCAGATGGAACAAGCCGTATTCTGAGTCAGGATGAAATATGGCATGTTCGCATTTTTACATTGGATGGATTAATAGGGTTGAGTCCAATTGCGTATGCACGTCAAGCCATCGGTCTTGGACTAGCAACAGAAGAGCATGGCTCACGTCTATTTGGAAATGGGGCAGTGACAAGTGGGGTTTTACAAACGGAACAATATTTGACAGATGACGCTTATGAGCGATTAAAAAATGACTTTGAAGTCCGCCATCAAGGCCTTGAGAATGCCCATAAACCGATGATCCTTGAAATGGGATTGAAGTGGCAACAAATTAGTTTGTCAGCGGAAGATGCTCAGTTTTTTGGAAACACGCAAGTTTCAACTGGAAGAAATCTGCCGTATTTTTTCGCGTTCCGTTGCACATGGTGCAAAATACAGATAGAGCCACGTTTAATAATATTGAGAATCTGGGCATTGGTTTTATCAACTATTCGCTGGTTCCTTATCTAACGCGCATTGAACAGCGAATCAATATCGGGTTAATCGCTGAAAAAAAGCAGAAAAATTTTTATGCTAAGTTCAATACTGGGGCGTTATTACGTGGTGATATGAAATCACGGTTTGCAGCTTACGCAACGGGAATTAATTGGGGAATTTATTCCCCAAATGAATGCCGCGAACTGGAGGAGCTTAACCCTCGTGAAGGCGGTGATATTTATTTAACGCCGATGAATATGACAACAAAACCCAGTCTTACCGAGTTTAGCGAGGATAAATCGAATGACAATAATGATAAAACAGCGGTTTGATATGCCGCTGAGTCTAAAATCAGTGACTGAATCGGGTGAGTTTTCCGGCTATGGTTCTGTTTTTGGGGTAAAAGACAGTTTTGATGACATCGTAATGCGAGGCGCATTTGAAACATCACTAACGCATTGGCGATGTAAAAATAGTTTTCCTGCCCTTCTTTGGCAGCACCGCATGGATGAACCGATAGGGGTCTATACCGAAATGTGGGAGGATGAAAGAGGGTTATTTGTCAAAGGAAAATTGCTCATTGAAGATGACCCTTTAGCCAAGCGAGCCCATGCGCACATGAAGGCCGGATCACTATCCGGCCTTTCTATTGGGTATGTGCTTAAAGATGGCGAATACGAACGCACTAAAGGGGTCTTTTTGATTAAAGAGATAGATTTATGGGAGGTGAGTTTAGTGACCTTTCCAGCGAATGATGAAGCGAGGATTAATACGATCAAATCAGTATTTGCGCAAGGTCAAATTCCCGCACCAAAAGAGATTGAACGAGTCCTGCGTGATGTTGGACTTTCTCGAACACAAGCAAAAAAATTCATGGCGGAAGGCTACCTTGCTTTGTCTCAGCGAGACGTTGAAACCGATCTGTTAGCAGCCTTGAAATCCATTATATTTTAAAAGATAAGGGTAAATTATGCCAATAGACAAGAAAGATGTTGAACTGGTAGCACAAGAGCTACAAAACCGATTTAACGAATTTAAAGAAAAAAATGATAAACGTATTGAAGCCATTGAAGCGCAGAAGGGTAAGCTATCGGAAAATGTTGAAACACTGAATGCTAAACTCAGTGAACTCGATGCGTTAAAATCCTCGCTTGAAGAAGAATTAGTGGCGTTAAAACGCCCTGCGGCAATGAAAAGCAGCCAGAGTATAAATGATCATAAATTGGCTTTTTCGCTGTTCATCCGCAAAGGCAAAGAAGAGGGACTCGCTGAACTTGAAAAAAAAGCCATGCAAACGACCACAGACCCTGACGGGGGGTATGCAGTACCTGAGGAATTAGACCGCAATATCATCAAGGCGTTGGGGGATGAAATTGTGATGCGCCAGGAATGTCAGGTATTAACGGTTGGTACCCCCGATTATAAAAAGCTAATTAATAAAGGCGGAACGACAAGTGGTTGGGTCGGTGAAACGGATAAGCGTCCGGAGACATCGACATCGAAATTAGGGGTTATTGAGCCTGTCTGGGGTGAAATTTATGGTAATCCAGCTGCCACCCAAAGAATGCTTGATGATAGTTTTTTTAATGTTGAACAATTTATCGTGTCAGAATTGACGCAGGAGTTTGCTCAACAGGAAGAGTTGGCATTTACATCCGGTGATGGTCAAAAAAAACCAAAAGGATTGTTAGCCTATGGGAGCGATGAAAAAGCGGATAAGGAGCGTGAATGGGGAACGCTGCAACACCTGATGCTTAAAAAACCATCAGAAATTACCGCTGATGAAATCATGCAACTCATTTATACCTTGCGTAAACCTTATCGTACTAATGCCCGGTTTATGATGAATAATAAGACATTATTTCAGGTAAGAACATTAAAAGATTCACAAGGTAATTATTTGTGGCAACCTGGTTTGCAGTTAGGACAACCCTCCGCCTTATTAGGTTACGGTATTGCAGAAAATGAACAGTTTGCGGATTTAGGCGCGGGCAATGTTCCGGTTGCTTTTGGTAATTTTAAACGTTGCTATACCATTTTAGATCGTATTGGTGTCAGGGTATTGAGAGATCCCTATACCAATAAACCGTTTGTTCATTTTTATACGACAAAAAGAGTGGGGTCTATGTTAGTGGATAGTAATGCGATTAAATTATTGAAGGGCAAAGCCAGTGGAGCAGGCGGTTAATTTAAGAGGGGCAATATGCCCCTTTTGCAAAAGTTGAGGTTTGGCATGTTACCTACGCTTGATGATTTACATCTTCAGTGTCGTATTGATACGGATGAGGAAGATGCGCTTTTATTGATGTACCTTGCCGCTGCCAAAGAAAAAAGCAGAAAACTACCTTAACCGTTCATTATCTGATTCAGAGAAAAAGACGCAAAACGCAACCCAATTAGTGATAACGCCGTTGATTAAACAGGCATTGATATTGGCGGTAGGCTTTTGGTATGACACGCGGGAGTTAAAAAGAATTCCCCCTGGATTTTACGAAATATTAAACGATTATCGGATATACCCGATGAGAGGGAAGGATGTTAGCCGCCGAATTGACTAAACGCATTACCTTGTATCGGCCTATCACAAAATATCGTCCTTTGGGCGATCCGTATACTGAAATGGAAGCGGTTAACACCGTTTGGGCCCATGCGGAGTCGATATCTAATCGGAAAATTCGCACGGCTGATCAAGAACAGGTGATTGAAACTTTGCGTTTTACGTTAAGGCCAAGAAACGATATTGATATTGATTGGCTGGTTGAATATCGGCAACGTCGCTTTACCGTCAGAGCATTAGATCGTAATCAACCTGATCGACTCATTATTACCACAGAAGCAAATATCCGCCATGATAGAAAATGATATTAAAAAAGACTTAAGCCGTATTACGGGATTAGATGCTTTCCCCCTTCAACTTCCTTCAAAACAGCTTGAAGGGGTCATTTATCAGCGTATCAGTGATCCGAAAGTATTTACGGGGTTAGCAAAAACAACGCTCGTACAGGCGCGATATCAGATAACAGTTCAGTTACTCAATGATTATGAAAAAGCCCTCTGGCTAAGCGAAAAAATCAAGGAGGAATGGGAAAAAATTGAACACGGTTATCTGGGTGACTATCCGGTACAACATATTGAACGCGGTAACTTAATTCAGGACAGGGAAGAACTGACAGAAAACCGTATATGTTATCGGATCACGCGGGATTTTATTTTGACCTATGCGGAGGATGCTAAATGAGAAATCGAGTAGAAGTGAAGGGATTAAGCGATCTTGAATCGGTATTAAAAAAATTGGGCGATGAAGTTGCGGTTGAGGTTTTACGCAAAGCAGGGAGTGAAGTAATGAAACCGGTGCTCGCCGATATGAAAGGCCATTCGGGATTTGATGCGATTCATTCAGGCGAACATATGCGAGATAGCATTAAAATCCGCACTAACAGCAGAATAAAGGACAAAAAAACACAAACCGTCGTCACAGTGAGAGTTGGCCCTTCAAAACAACAGGCGATAAAAGCACGCGCCCAAGAGTTTGGTACGGTTAAACAGATAGCGCGCCCTTTTATCCGACCCGCATTGGATTATCACCGTGAATTTATCCTTAATACCTTAGCATCAGAAATTCGCGCCAGCATTGAAAAACATCGTTAATACAACAGGAAAATACTATGGCTAAAAGAAAAAGTTCGCCGGAATACGCTAAGTTACCCGAAAATACCGTAGTGAAATTTGGCAAAGTGGGGGATGCAGTGACTGCAATGAAACTTCTGGATACCTGTAGAGCAATAGGCGCAACAGGATTAACAGGAAGCTTTATAGACTGCACCACATTACTTGACACCAACAAACAATATATAGCCGATTTACCGGAAGGGCCGGAAAAGACGCTAGGTTTTATCGATGACCCCGAAAATGAAGATTTTACTGAATTTTTAAATTTGGCACAAAATAGAGAAACCGTTCAGCTTTATATTGAGCTACCCAATAAACGGACAGCCACGATGATCTTGGCCCTGTCAGGCTGGGAGATGAATGAGATTAGTGCGCCAGCAAGTGAAGTCATTCAAATTACGGTAAAAGGGAAACAGAATAATCTCACCTGGGGAACAGTACCCCCAAAGCCTTAACCGCCGATGCGACAAAATTCACGGCGGATAGCACCAAGAGGAAAGTAAACTGATGGCAGAAATCAAAAAAATCAATATTGGCACAAAACCGGATGATGGAACGGGTGATACTTTACGTGATGCTTTTAGTAAAACCAATGACAACTTTGAAGCACTTAATACCTTACCCGAAAAAGGGGATAAGGGCGATAAAGGAGAAAAAGGCGAACCCGGTAAGGATTTGTCATCAGAACTTGATGCGCTCACCAAACGTGTCAGAGCATTAGAAGAAAAAGAATAAGGTAAATAGCATGTCATCACTTAAATCACGTTTATTAGCACCGGATAGTTATGTTGAAAAACACGCTATTTTTGATGTTGATGTTTATCTACGCCGCTTAACCATTGCAGAGCTAGATACCTATGAGCAAGCGTTAAAACAGGCGCAAGACAGTGGCTCTAACACACAGGCAAGTATTGCGGGAGCAAACCTGATTTTGCAAACGATTTGCGATAAAGCAGGGCAACCCTTACCCACAGAAGAATTGCCCACCGCAGAGGAATTAATTGCTACCAAATCCACGCAATCATTGATTGAAGCCCTCAAGTTTGTTCAGCAATTTAGCTGTGGCAGTCTGGATGGCGCTAAAAAAAACTAACCGACTCCGCTCGCTTACGCTTTATTTTCCAACTGGCTGATAGATGGGGTCAACCTGACCCGCGTAAAATCGCCGCTTTACCGAACGAAATATTGACGCACTGGCAAGCGTTTTTTCTGCTGGAAAGTGAACTCAAAGGCGCAGATATTACGGAAAATGAAGTCATTGCACATAATGATGTTAATCAACAATGTAATAACGTTATGAGGGTTTTAAATGGCTGATGTCGCAAGTCTGGCCGTAGCGTTACACTTGAATTCTGCTAGTTTTAAATCGCAAATTCATGATGCTTATAGTTCTGCGGCTAATGAATCTAAAAAATTTGCTCAGCAGATTGAATCTGGCTCAAGTCAAAGTGAACGTGCAGTGACAAGGATGTCAAATCAGATAAGAAAATCCAGTGGACAGGCAGCAGTTGGCTTTGGAAATTTGCATCATGTGTTAACGGAGCTGGTTTCTGGCAGCAATGTTGCCGCCAGTACGATTTCAAATGCGTTAGTACCCGCTTTTGAACGATTGTTTGGTGCTACGCATGGCACGACTTTCGATACTCAACGGCAGATGGCGAAAGAAGCCGCGCAAAGTGCGGTAGATTATGCACAGTCTAGCATTGAAGCGGCCAAAGCAGATGCCACCAGAGCACAGCAGGGATTAAAAACCGCGCAAGTAATGAAAGCACAGGCCATCGCGCAGCGTGAACAGGCGTTTGCCTCTGATGAATACCTTGAAAAAATGCGCGCGGTCAACGCCCAAAATGGACTGAATACGGCTGAAATTGAAAAGGCATATGCGGCGCAAAATGCGGCAAACGCCAGAACGATCGCCGAAGCAAATCTGGCTGAAGTCAGCGCAAATCAAAAAGCTGCCGCCGCTTCTGCGCAATTAACGACAGCGCAAGCAGCGGAAACGGCGGGCACGCGACAATTAGCTTTAGCCAAGCAGCAGCTTGCCGTTGCAAATACTGAGTTGTCCGCTTTGCAGCGCGTAACCGGAGGAATAACGGGCGCTTTCAGTAACCTTATTAATCTCATGGGTGGGCCGCTCAATGTTGGCTTGATGGCAACCGCAGGGTCAGTATTTTATTTGTATTCGCAGTTTAAGGAAGCGGAAGAAAGGCAGAAGTCTTTTTATGCAGCCATTCAAAAAGGCGGATTATTTTTATCGACAACAACGGTTGAATTGAATCTGTTAGCAGATCGACTAGGCGGGACAGCCGAAGCCTATAAAGCGGTGACTTCTGCCGCAAGTGCAGGGTTTAGCGGTAAGCTACTGGAAGACGTGGCGGAGTTTGGGGCTCAACTTGAGGAGTCGGGCGGTAGCGTCGATATGTTGGTCAGCAAGCTATCGGCAATCGGTGACCAACCGTTAAAAGCCTTGCGAAATTACGCGGCTGAGGGTGTGGTATTAACGCAATCGATTTACGAGCAAATTGCTGCCTTGGAAAGACGGGGACAAATTGAAGAAGCCAAAGCGCTTGCAAGAAATGCCTACGAAAAACAGAATCAGGAAAATACTAAAGAAAGCGAGCGCTTAACGCAGGCGCATAAAAGATCACTCGATGATCTGACCGGTAGTTTTAACGTGTTAATGGCGGCATCAACGCAAAGTCTGACACTGTATAATCAGGTGTTGCAAAAAGAAAAGGACAAGGAAAATGCGATTTATGCTAGGCAACTGGAAGAACGCAAAGCACAAATTAAAACTGAAAGTCAGTTCGCCATTCATACCATCGAAACCGCTGCACAAATTAATGCGGCCATTAATGCGGGTAAAGATCCGCTGAAAGAAAGAGCCAGAATTCAGCAGGAAATCAACCAACGCTATAAAGAGGGCAGTTTAACATTAAATGAGTACACCCAAGCGCTTAAAGGACTCGACAAACTGTACGCCTCCCCGCAAAAAACGTCCGGGGAAACCCTTGATGCGGGGCGTCAGCGAATTGAGCAACTGCAACAACAAACAGCGACCTTACAAGCGCAGTTAATGGAAAATGAAAAAACTCCTCGATTCAGAACGGAAATTGGCAGCCTTTGAGCAAGAAATCACTCGATTAAAAAGGGCGAACGCTGAATGCATCACAGAAGAGTGTGTTAGCGCATGCGGATGAAATTCGTACACAGTTGCAAATCAATGCCGGATTAGAGCGTGAATTACAGTTAAAAGCATTAAGGCAACGATTTGCAGATCAGGATTTTGAAATCACAAAACGTACGACTCAAATGCAGCAGGAAGCCCAAAATCAGATTCTGCAAATGACGATGCCCAAAGTGGATTATGACTTGATGCTTGAAGAACAACGCGTCAGGGATGACTTTCGTAATCGGCGATATCAGCTTGATAAGGAAGTTTCAGATAAGACCTCACAACTTTATGCAGAACGGACGCAGTTTTTAGCGCAAGAAGAACAAAAACAGATTGAGATAGTGAGAGCTGCTGCATTAAGTAAGGCGAAGGTGGCGCAAGATGGGGGGAAAGGCGTAGCCAAAGGCTGGCAGGATTTCGGTGCGGAAACAGAAAACGTGTTTGATAACATGCGTAATATCACTAAAAACGCTTTCGATGGTATGTCAAATACCCTGGCAGACTTTGTGACCACAGGTAAATTTAATTTTTCTGATTTTGCGCAATCGGTGGTCAATGATATAACGCGCATGATTGTTAAAATGATGATATTTAAAGCGTTGGAGTCAAGTTTGGGTGGTTCTGGTCTTGGCAGTTTTCTTGGCATAAGAGCCAATGCACTGGGCGGTGTTTATCGTTCGTCAGGGTTAAGTGCCTATAGTAATCGTGTTGTGGATTCGCCGACGTTATTCCCATTTGCCAAAGGAATCGGGTTAATGGGTGAAGCGGGGCCTGAAGCCATTATGCCGTTAACTCGAGGGCGTGATGGTTCGCTGGGTGTCAAAGCAGTCGGTGGCTCATCAGAGACCCAAGATGTAAGCACTATCCATATTCATCAGGTTATCAATGTGACCGGTAATGGCGATAAAGTCATTGGAGAAATAACCCAACGCGCAGCAAAACAGGGAGCAGATGATGCCCTCGCACGCATTCAGCGAGATTTTGCGACTAATGGACGTATACGGAAACTTTTAGGGAGTTAACTGATGGCATCGGTTATTGAATGGCCAAAAGAGGTTGTGCCTTCATCAATGAATTGGCAACTAGTTAGTAATAGTAAAACCTTTGTTTCAACTTTTACCGGCAGCGCACAAACGGTCAGATATCCCGGTAGCCGCTGGCGGTGTAGCTTAACTTTCAATAACCTGACTGAGACTAAGTCGCGTGAACTTGAAGCATTGACTGCTGAACTTGACGGCGAAAGTGGTCGGGTTAAAATTAGTCACTGGATACGACAAGGATTGGTGGAAAGAGGTGTTCCAGCAATTCGTACCGCAAACCAAACCGGCAGGATATTGCTTACCCGAGGCTGGAAAAAAAATTTAATTGTCATCAGAAAAGGGGATTATTTAACGATTGGCGATGAGCTGAAAATAGTTACGGATAATGTCTTCAGTGATACTAACGGTAATGCGTCAATTCCCATTTCACCGATGCTGCGATATGCGCCAAAAGTTAATGATAAATTAGAAACCCTGTCACCGTTTGGCATTTTTAAACTGACGACTAATGATCAGGGTAGTTTTCAGTATCGTCCAGGCGTGTTTACTCATGTTACTTTGGAGTTTGAGGAGGCGCTTTACTGATGTTATACCATCCTTTTTCTAACAACATGGTTAAAGCGATTAATGACGGATATGAATTAGTCATGGCTGCAAGATTAGATTTTAAGTCAGGGGTAGCTAGAAATCATACCGGTGTTGGCAATATCATTATTGCGGGTGAAGTTTACGAGGGTGTTGGAAAATTCGGTGCAGTTGAAAATGTAAAAGAGGAAAATACAACCAGTCCACAGCAATTAATATTATCCCTTTCTGGCTTTGACTCGATGCTGGTCGGTGATGTGATGAATGAACGCAGTCGCGGCAGAAATGTTCGTTTAATGTTGATTGCCATCAATCTGGAAGGAAAGCCTGCGATTGCTGAGGTGATTTTTGCCGGACAGATTTCGCATATTGGCGTTTCGAGCGGTGAAGAAAATGCAGTAGCGGTGACCGTATCCAATCGTTTTGAACGTTGGTCGATGGGGCTACCGGACAGATTCACGGATGAGTCATGGCGCAAACGGAAAAGTGACGACCGTATCTTCAGATATGTGGCGCAAATGGCTGAGCGGGCGATTTATTGGGGTGGTAAAAAGGATTCACCGGGGTTTGTTTATAAGTAAATAATTTCAAATATATCTATTTTGAAATAGATTTTAAATGTAATACGAATAAACTTATATGATAATTTGCGATACGCAATGCAAATTATGTTGCTTTGTTTTAATCATTTATTTTTAGTAATAGCAGGAAAAAAATGAAAAAAATATTATTGATATCATCGATAGCTTCTATTCTTACATTTATCGCATTTAGCGCTAATGCGGAAGGAAATAATACCCTATCAATGGGTTATGCGCAAAGTAACATTAAGGTCAGTGTTGGTGATGTAAATTTTGACCTTAATGATAGTGCAAAAGGTTTCAATATTAAAGCCCGTCATGAGTTCAATGATAACTGGGGTGTGATGGGTTCATTTGCTTATACGCATAAAGGTTATTATTTTTCTGATTATTCAACCGTCGATATCGATTACTACTCACTCAGTGTCGGGCCCGCTTATCGTTTTAATGAATATATGAGTGCGTATGGCTTAATTGGTATTGCACATGGTAAAGCGAAAGTAAAAACATTTAATGATAGCGAAAGTGGTTCTGAAAGCAGATTAGTTGGTGGTGTTGGTTTGCAATTTAATCCAGTGGAAAATATTGCCATTGATGCCTCTTATGAATACACCAGATTCGGTGATTTTAAAGTCGGCACCTGGATGCTTGGTGCAGGTTTCCGGTTCTAAATTTTAATTGATATCAAAATGCGACATAAAAATTGGGTAACCAGATTACCCCAAACTTTAAGGGCGGCGATGAGTCGCCCTTTTTCATGGGGTGAGCATGACTGCTGTTTATTTACGGCTGACTGCGTAATAGCTATTTGTGACTTTGATCCGTGTTCATCCGTTCGGGGGCGTTATAACAGCAAAGCGAGTGCATTTCGGCTATTGAAAAATGAATTTGGCACACTTCAGTATTTCTGGGGGCTGTTTTTCAATGTGCTCCAGGATGGGGAAGCAGGACGGGGGGACATTGTGATGTTTGATGGTGATGAGGGGTTGACCATGGGAGTCATTTGGGCGGGTAAAATCTGGGCAGTTACTGACCATGGCGCAAGACCGGTTGATAAAAAAATCGTGATGGCATGGAGGGTGACGTAATGCCAGGCAGCATTGGAAACTCGATTACCGGTATTATTGGTGCCGGATTAATGATAGCGGGCGTAATTGCTACCGGTGGATTGGGGTTGGGGTTAATTGCGGCGGGTCTTGCCGTTCAAACGGCGGGATCATTGTTGTTCCAACAAAAGCCGCCTGATCCTGCGCGCGATCAAGCCGAACGTAAGCAAATATTACGTTCGGCGTCCGCATCAGAAGTCGTCATCATGGGTAAAACAGTCTGTTCAGGATTACTCTTTTTTGCTGAAACTAAAAAAGTTAAAATTCCAGTTATAGGCGGAATAAATTACATACTCTATATGGCCATTGCACTGGCCGGACATAAAATCAGTCGTGTTGGTCGCATCTGGTTTAATGATGATCTGATAGATTCTTTTGGTAAAGCGGCTGAGTACGAACTGCATAACGACAGGAAAGATGCCGATCCTTATTTACTCAGAGAGGCTCCTAGCTGGAAAAAGGATATGATTGGCAGGGGGCTGGCATGGTTAAGATTTACCCTTTACCATGATGATGAGAAGTACCCACAAGGTATCCCTAATATAAAAGTTGAAATTTGGGGCAAAGAGATTTTTGATCCAAGAACCCATAAAACGACATGGAGCAATAATGGGGCACTGGTTATTCTTGATTACTATCGTCGTTACTTAAAGGTACCGGATACCGATATTGATTTTTCGGCGTTTAAAGTAGCGGCTGACTTGTGTGATGAGTCGACTAAAACGGCGGATGGTACTGAACCCCGCTATACCCTGAACGGTGCTTATGATTTATCCGAGTCACCCGCCTCAGTGCTAGATAATATGCACAAATGCATTGCGGCAGAACCCACTTATATCGCGGGTAAGCACGGCATTTTAATGCAGTCTTATAACGGACCGGCTACTTTGCGTATTGAAGCCAACCAAATCATTGATACCGTCAATATTACCCCTGAATTGTCCCTGCGCGAAGCGACTAATGCGATATACGGTACGTTTATTGATGCTGAGCAACAATATATCAAAACAGATTTCCCGCCGGTGATTGTACAGGAGTGGGTTGATGAAGACGGGCTGGAAATTAAAGAAAATATCGATTATCGCTTTGTCACCAGTCCTTATCAGGCACAGCGTTTAGCCAATCTTTATTTACGCAAAAAGCGCGCGGGTCGCAGGGTTCAGCTTACCATGAATCTGGATGGTTATGCTTATCGGCCTGGTGATGTTGTTTTGCTTAACTTACCCAGTCTTGGTATTAAGGATGCTGAATTTCGTATAGCAGAGTGGAAATTTCACCCGCAAGAGGGCGTAGAAATTCTGTTAGAGGAAGACGGTGCTTATATTTACGAAGATATTATCGGTAAACCTTCTAAAGCCCCGCCGTTTACTGAATTACCCATAGGGGGAGTCGCCCCACCTATAAATCTGGCTTTTGTGCCAACGACGATTGGCGATGTTGTACAGGGTTATTTGAGCTGGGAAAACACCGCAGCAGATGTTCGGTATAACACCGTTAATGTTATTGAAAATGGTCAGGTCATACAGACAATTCAGGTTCCAGGAGAGCGGGTTGATATTGCAGGGCTACCGAGAGGCACTTACCGTGCTGAAGTCAGATCAGTTGACGCGGCTGGCGCAATTTCTCAGCCTACTATTCTTGATTTTGCGATTGAAGCGCCGCCCTCCCCTGTTAGCGTGTCTGTTACTCCGGGTATGTCTTCATTAACGGTCGTGCCGACAATTGCCGATTCAGCGGCCTATGGCAGTAACTTTGAATTCTGGTTTAGCGACAAAAAACTGAAAGATAAGTCTGAGAATGAAGTTATCACGAATGCAAAGAAAATCGGCCAGGGCCAACGTTGGACACAGGAAAATCTTAAAGTTGGTCATGAATATTTTTTCTATATTCGCACGATAAACAGTTACGGTAAATCGGCGTTTGTTGAAGCATCAGGTTTTCCAAATAGCGTAGCGAGCGATATTCTTGATGAAATAGACAAAAAAATTAACGATACGGAAGCCATTAAACAGCTAAAGAAAGGAATAGATAGCAGCACAGAGGCCATACTGGAAAACGCGAAGGGACTCAACGGCAATACGCAGTACTTCATGCGTCAAAACGGCAAGATGAAGGCGAAAATCGTCAGGGTTGACAATTATGTGGTAACCGAGACTAAAGCCTTAGCCGAGTCTATCCATCAAGTCAGAGCGACAGCGGATAAGTCATGGGCAGCCGCTCAGAATTCGCTACAAGCTAAGTATGACATGAAAAAAGGCGAGGCTTCTGCAACTTTCACTAACTTGGTTAAGATTGTTTATGATGGCGTTTCTTACGATGCAGGAATGGTGATAGGTGCGGAATTAAAAAACGAAAAAGTAACCACTGTGATGGGGTTTAATGCGCAACAATTTGCTTTTTATAATCCTAGCAACGGGAAAATGGATTTATTTATGTATCTGCAAGACGGACAGGTTTTTATTAATGAAGCGTTCATTAATGAAGCTTGGCTCAATAGCGTTGTCGTTATCGACAAAATACAATCCAAAAACTACCTACCTGAAAAATCTGGATTCATCCTTGATGCTAAAAACAATCGCTTTGAGATGAACTCGAATAGTAAAGATAGTCGATTTACCTTTGATGGCACCGGATTACGTCTTTATGACGAAAAGGGGCAGGTTAGAATAGAAATTGCGTTGGAGTGATAAGATGCTAATCCCCAAATTTAATATTTATCATGATGGCGGAGAAATAGATAATATTCTTCAATCATTCGGCTTTGTTATCCATTCAGAAGAAGTTGATTTTAAAAAAAACAGCTTTCAATTCGATCAGCGTTTTCTTAAAGGTGGCAGAAAAATAGTTGCGGTTCCTCGCATTGATATTGCCCATACCGGTAATAAATATCCCGCAATTGAGAACGTCCATATATATGGAAATATCGTTAGCTGGAATTATACGAATTTTTGTATTGGATGTGCAACGATACCTATCATTCATGTTTTTAAACTGATTTAACGTTAATTTATGAAACCGGTAATAAAAGTAAATGGTGCAGAACTTGGGATTTTCACTTCCGTCACTTATGTCTTGGAAAGATTAATCGATTTTTCCAGGGAAGGTACGCCAGATCAAAATGTGCAAGGGTTCAAAAACTTAAGATATAGCGTAAATCATCCAAACATTTTGAATAGCTATTTGGTATTTCATCGTAATGCGAGGAGGGAGGGTGAAAATTCAACCTATACGGAGGCAATCAAGCAAGGAAATGTATTTGCTATCCGCGCGCACAATACGACAAATGTTTATATTTATAGACCCCAACTACCTAATGACAGCAATGACAAAGGTTTTTTGAAAATTCACAACGAAAAAAAGGAATTATTTTATTCGTCCAGTCATCTACCCTTAAAAATAGATGATATCGTTTTCGGCCCATTTCCAAAACCAGGCTATTTCGGTCAAATGACTTTAGTCTATATTACTGCCGTTTATGAGCCTGATAATCAAGCATTGGCATTCGTTAATGGTTATAGTGTTTCAAAAGATGGCATTATCGCAATCACAGAATGGACCGGTCCTAGTTTTGGCTGTAAAGGTTGGGGGTACAATAATAACTTTGGTGCGGTGATGGCTTATGCGCCTGACGCTTATCCAAGATGGAAGTAACCAATTCATAGAGATCGTTTAATTGCGATTTTCTATATCAAAATTTCAGGAAAAAACATGATTTATAAAGATGGCACCGTAACTGTCGTGTCAGGCTCTTCTATTGTCAAAGGCACAGGCACAAAATGGAACAGTAATAATCCGTTGGTATCACCTGGCATGTTAATGCTGATTAAAAATGGTAATATTAACTATCCTTACATGATATTGTCAGTCAACAGTGATACTGAATTAACGTTAGCAGATAAGCCGACTTTTAGCGCAACAGATACCACTTACAGCATTAATCTCACTGAACCCAATAATAATTCTGATGCGGCAAGAGCACTTGTTGCTGCTAACACATACATCCTCTACTTTCTGCAAAACATGGATACCTGGATGGGGGAAAACGGTGTCGTTGAACTTACGCTACCCAGTGGCAAAACGGTTAAGTTAGAGTCAATCAAGGCACTGCAAGAATTAGTCGAAGGAAAAGCAGACTCAAGTGCTATCGATGAAATCAAGGAAACAGTAAAAGGCAAAGCAGATGCTAAAGATGTTGTAGAAATAAGCGAAAAGTTAGATAAAAAATTTGATAAAACGGGCGGTGAAATTAACGGTAATGTGCAATTAAATGCGGGAAAAATAAATTCAAAGCACGGGGATAAGGTTGTGTCCCATACCTTTCAGGATAAGGATGGTACCTTGATACAGATGGGTGATTTTGGATTAGGCGGTACAACTATTTATGAAAGAGGAAATGAATCGATAACAGGAGGCTGTGGTTTTTTTAGTAATCTTGGTTATGATGATGACCGCTTTGATGGTAAATGGGGTTCAGGAATTAGACTCCAGTATGATAAGAATAGTTTTTATTTTCTCTTTCTAGATGGTTATGGGAACACATGGACAGCTATCCATTTGGCGGATAAACAGTCTTTTAAGTTAAAAAAGCAATGGAGTGAAAATAACACAACGGTTGATGGTAATGGTTTTATCAAAAAAGCCTCACCGATTATTAAAATTTATCCTAATGGGCATTTTGAAACAAATGATAAGTCCGAAGGTGCGATTGTTCAACGACTCGATACAGGAAAATATTTGATTTCCAGAGTATTGGGCTATAACTCAGACGGCGCATGGGGTGTGAATGGAGGTGTTTCAGTACCTAAAGATATTAATGGCTTAGAACTTATCTACGTCAGAGACAAAATTTTATCTAATGGTAACATCGAGATTCAAACATTTCATCGCCAACACTCGCATTTACCAGAAGATTTTCAGAACTGGCGGATTAAAGAAATTATTGATGGAAAACCAACTTATTATATCGATGGTGAGCCGTGTGATATTCCGCCATCGACATGGCTAGATGTGAGGGTAGAGATGCCGGTTGATTCAATCTGGAATCAGCAACACGCGCAAACTAAATAACCCCATCCAAGGGGCATCATATTAGCAGCGTTGGAGAAAGTTGTTAACTATTAGTTGTTGGTTGCGGGTAAGTGGCTTTGGGTGGGATTGCGGTTTTGTTCTAAGCATTAGGGCGAAGATAGCACGTGAAGGGTGGAAAATAAATTTGTACATATATGTGTATATATGAATAAATTAAGATAAATATATGTTATTTAACTTATTGATTAATATATTAAAATCTATTTAATAATTTATTTGAAGGATTAACTAATCAAAATGAAGCCGGCCGTCCTATTCCAGGTGTAGCAAATCATTGGACAAATGCCGGTAATCGGATTTGGTTTTTTTATTTAAGGCCGGATGCTAAGTGGTCAAATGGTGACCCTGTCACGGCTAAAGATTTTGTTTATAGTTGGCATCGCTTGGTTGATCCGGTAAATCACTCACCATTTGCTTATTTTGCCACCCTGGCGGGGATTAAAAATGCACAAAAAATTATTAATAATGAATTACCCATTGAAAAGTTAGGCGTCGAAGCGCTTGATAACCATACCTTGAAAGTGACTTTGGAGCAGCCAGCACCCTATTTTCTAAATTTAACTAGTCATTTTAGTTTCTTTCCTGTTAATCAAAAAATAATTGCTAGATATGGTCAAAATTGGCTCACACCGACTAACTTAGTCGGCAATGGTGCTTTTAGGTTAACCGAACGGATTGCCGGCGAAAAAATAGTTTTACAACCTAATCGATACTATTGGGATCATAAAAATACAATTTTAACTAAAGTGACCTTTGTACCGATTAAGCAAAATGCTCGGGCATGGCAAAGTTATTTTGCCGGTGATGTTGTTGAAACTGAATTTTTGCCTGAGCATTTAGATAGTAAATTACTGCAGCAAATACCGGATGAGTTTTATTTGGTTGGCCAGTTGGCGACTTATTACTATGTTTTTAATACCCAAAAGCCACCCACTGATGATAGACGAGTGAGAAGAGCATTGACTGTATCAATTAATAGAGACGTTATAACCAACAAAATATTAGCTGATGGAGAAAAAGTTGCTTACCGTTTTATACCAGATGTTATTGCAGATTTTACTCCTGAAAGAGGCTTTTATGATGGCTATGGGCAAAAAGAGTTGGACGAACAAGCCAGAGTTTTATTACATTTAGCGGGATTTAGTAGACATAATCCATTAAAGCTTTCTCTTGTATACAATAATTCAGAAAATAATAAAAAGGTGGCTATTGCTATTGCCTCAATGTGGAAAAGAAAATTGGGTGCTGAGATAACGCTGGTTAATCAGCAATGGAAAACTTACAATGAGAGTCGTAATTCCGGTCATTTTAATGTGTTGGGCGCAGCCAGATTTGCTGAATATAATGAGCCATCAAGTTTTTTAAATGTCATGGTATCTTCTAACCGTGGTAATTGGGCCAAATTTCAAAATAGTGACTATGACCAAATTATTGCCGCGGCAATGATGGAAAAGAATATTAAAAATCGTAATCGATTTTATAATCGAGCAGAAAAAATGTTGTTAACACACGCGCCTATTGCACCGATTTACTATTACAGTCGCGGATACTTAATTAAATCTTGGTTAAAAGGCTATCCAGTCAATAATCCAGAAAATGTAAGTTATAGTCATACACTTTATGTTATTAAACATTAA